GTTTCAGTCCAAGCCCTCCCGGCGTTGTTGGTGTTGCACCTCCCGGCATGACTGCTACCGGTTTCAGTCCAAGCCCTCCCGGCACCGTAGGTGTTCCCGGTACGCCGGGCTTCACCGGTCTTGGCGTCGATCCCGACAATCCCGCGCCGCCGACAACGCCGGTCGATCCTGACAACCCGGCATACTCGCCACCATTAGGAAGGCCAGCACCTATCACTGAAGAAACACTACCTCCCCCGGTAATGCTGTCGCCGCAGGTACAGGTGCCAATGCCGGTGTCGCGACCGGACGCTGCTAATCTGCCCAACGCTGGTATTGTCGGTCCTCCTACTTCTCTGGACACGCCGCCTAGCGGGGTGGTTGGTCCTCCTACCGGTCCTTTTGGGCAAGCAGCAACTCCACCTACAAGCTTCAGCAATACGACCGGGTTGATTGGTCCTACGGTTAATGCGTTTGGGCAGATGGCTGCTGTTGCAGCACCCCCTGCATCAATGAACGCGCAGAACCAAGTGGCACCAGCACCCCTTGGGGTGCTGCCTTCGCCGGTCACGCCACAACAGTTCGCACAATCGCAGCAGCAGGCGCTGGAGAGTTTAGGCTTGTCACGGGGCACGCTAGGCACGGGGATCACCGGTTTCACGCCGGGGTCCAGCCTAGCCAACATTGCTGCCACCAACGGGCCGGTAGCTGCGGCAGCAGTAGCTGCTGGTTTCCCTGCTACGGCGGCTATAGCCATGCAGAGCCTCTACAGCATACCGGTATGAACTACCCTTGGGCGCTACCTGACGACAAGCACGCAAAGGCTGTGAGCCGCTTGAAGGACTTTGAATGGTACCGTGAAAATCACCTTTTTATCCGCCCAAGGGAAGGTGGCGCTAGGACGTTATTTCGCATCAACGCTGCCCAGACGGTCCTGAACAAGCGTTTAAACGAGGAACTAAAGCAGCACGGAAACCTCCGGTCGTTGGTCCCCAAAGCCCGGCGAATGGGTGTCTCCACCTACATATCCGGGCGGTTCTTCCACCGCACTGCAACACAACGCGGTGTTCGCGCCCATGTGGTGGCTCATCGAAACGACAGCGCCACCAACATCCACCGGGAAGTCAAAGAGTTCTACGTTGGACTGCCGGATTACATCCGGCCCTCTCTAGGCGCGTCGAACGCTCGCGAACTGATCTTCGACAAGCTGCAATCGACCTACAAAGTGTCGAGCGCAGAAGGTGGAGATATCGGGCGGTCAGATGACACGCATCTCCTGCATATGTCGGAAGCGGCGTTCTTCGATAACAGCGAAGACTTGTCATCCGGCCTGATGAAGACCGTGCTGGATATCCCCGGCACCGAAGTGATCATGGAAAGCACCGGCAACGGTGCGAGCGGCATGTTCTTCGATATGTGTGAACAGGCGCATCGCGACAAGAACCGTGGACTTTGGCGGCTGCATTTTCTGGCGTGGCACATCATGCCGGAATACGTGCATGAACCGCCAATTGGATGGGAAGCACCCAGAGAGTTCGCAGAATACGGCAAGTTACACAGCCTGTCGCCTCAACAGATATACTGGTTCTATCGCGAGAACTATACACTCGCAGTGATGAACGGTGGCACGCCTGATGCAATCCATCGGCTGACGAAGCAAGAGTTTCCAGCCACCTACGCTGAATGCTTCATGACCGATAGCACGCTGGATTTCTTTGCAGCGTCACTGGTGCAGCAGGCTATGACTTCGGTGGTCGAGCCTACAATCGGTACGATCAAGATTATCAGTGTCGATCCGGCTGGAGATGGCAGCGATGACCCATGGGTTTGTGACCGTCAGGGATGCGTCATCGGAAAAAGGATTTGGGGAGCCATCAAGTCGAAGGACCAGAATGTCCAAGCTGATTGGCTTGTTTCTGCTTATCGCCGCTTTGGCATGGACGTTATTCTTGTGGATAGTGGCGGTCTTGGTAAGGGACTGGTGGATGCGTGCCGGTTGAGAATGCGCGACAAGGCTGACCGCGTAGTGGCGGTCAATTTTGGCAGCGGTGCCAACAACGCCGTGCAGTTCGGCAATAAGCGTGCGGAGCTACACTTTAAATTCCAGATGTGGTTGCAGGGTCAGGTACGGATGCCCAACGACAAGATACTGCAAGAGGAATGTGCCAGCTACAAATGGGGCACGGGTGGATGTCGCCGTGACGAACTCGCACGGCTGTTCATGACACCGAAGGAAAAGATCAGAATGGAAATCGGTCACTCGCCTGACCGGCTGGATGCTATCGTTAACAGCTTCGGTATCAACGATTACGCCTTGCAGCCTAGTAAGGTCTGATGTTGAACTTGCTGCCTTTGGTCTTTGGCGGATCGTCTACATCCAGCATGTCAGCCTTGGCTTCGTGCAGTCGGCTCTTGGCACGATGCATGTCCGCAAGCTTGCGGTGATCGTCGGCTGTTGGACCTTTAGGCTTTGCTGCTTTCTTTGGTGTTGGTTTTTTCATACCTTGATCCTCCATCCGGCCCCTGAGAACTGGCCCTTGGTTGTGCCTGAGTTGATGACAGCTTCGGTGTCGGCATACTTGCTGTTGAAGCTGCGGTTACGCGGGTCCATGCCTTTGTACATGTCATGCAACTGCTGACGCTTCAGCTTGTCGTAAGCCTGCGTGATGCGGATATCACGTTGCATCAGCATTGGCTTCATGATCTTGCCGGTCTTGTCCACGCCGGAAACCTTGCCTTCGAACAGCGCCAGTATATGTGGATCAGTTTCCGGTCTCCAGTGCTGGCGCATCGCCGCCGCCAGTTCCTGTGGTGTGTCGTTGATGATATGAAACGACTTCTCCATGTGTTTTTCCCGCTCCGGAATGTAGAGTGGAAGTTCACGGTTCAAAGTCAGGCCAGCGATAATGTCATCAACCTCTTGCGCTTCAGGCGTCTTTGCCATGAATGCTGTGGCGTCGTTGACTTCAGGCGCTTCGGGTATGTCAGCTGGTGGGTTCGGGATCAGGTTTTCAGACAGGCCGCCTGTCGGGACGAATGGTGAAAATGGAGGTGTAACGGGCATGTCAGCAATTCCTGCATACGTTAGGATGAAAAGGTTCTGCCGGTGGCAGCGGTGGTTCGTCGTTAGAAACGAAAGGGAGTGTGTACACCAGCGTAGCCAAGCAATGACAGGATCACCCACAGGACAATCAGGATCAGTACCACGGTCATAAGCACGCGGATGATTGTCCCGAATGGTTCAGCTATCGGGATAAGCGGAAGCAGCTGCTGGATAGCCCACCAGACAACACCAACGATTATGAGAGTGACAATAATTCCTATAAGCGTGCCAATCATCACTTCCTCCCTTTGGCCCTCAAGTCTGCATTGTACGCGGTACCAAGCGCGGTCGAGATATACTTGTCGCGCTGTTCCTTGGTGGCGTTGCGGGTAAACTTGTCGGCTGACGCCTTGATGGTGTCGGCAATTTCCTTCGGCGCATCGGACAGTTTCGACCACGGTCCAGCTGAACGGCGAGGGATCGCACGGGCACCGCTGGAAGATGGCGCGTCGGTCTTTTTGCGTTCCGGTTTCTTTACTTCTTTTTCTTCCGGCCCGTCATCTTCCTCTTCGTCGCCTTCTTCGTATTCTTCCTCGATTGCTTCTATCACCTTGTCTGCAAATTCTTCTGCGCTCTTGAAGCTGGCCGGTTCCATGTTCTTGCCGAACTCGACCACCTTGGCACTGCGGCGCGGATCGACACCGAACCATGGTGCCTTGGCCTTGATGGCCGTGCGGATGTCGGCATTGGTGAAAGACGGCACATCAGCTGGTCTGTTCTTGGCCTGAAATTCGGATAGCTCCAGAGCGGCCTTTCTGGCCGCTTGGATATCACCAGCCTGCGTAGCACTGTCGAGACGATAGACGATGTTGTTCTGAAGCTGGTTCTTCAGCATCTGTTCAAGATCGTTAGCCATGGTTAGCTCCGTAGATTACACGTTCGCGAATGCCAGCATTAGGATCGAGAGGAAGTTCGGCTTGCGCTGGTAGCGGGCCATCTACGACACCTTCGTCGGTCCACTCCAGCGTGGCCGGGTCGGGCATCACTCTGGCCGGGAAGATTTTAATCACGTCATTGAAGGTGGAGATATAGCGCCATCCGCCGACAGCATTCAACATGCCTCTGCCTGCCGTGAATATGGTGCCCGCACCCCAACGGATCAGCACCCAGTCACCAACTTCGGCGCGCTGCTTGTTCAGGCCGTTGCCATCTTTTTGCAGGAAGGCCAGCGGTCCCATCTGACGGATGATGCCGGTCTGTACGCTGTGCTGGTTAAGATCGCGAGCGACATCGGGTATCCAAAGGCCGCGTACCTTGCTTGGTGGGTATGGAATTTGAATGGCGATGTAATCGCGGCATGGTTCGCCTTCTTCGTGGGGAATTTCGAAGCCATACAAGCTCAAGCTACTCTCCTATTGAATAAATCCTGTTGGTGGTGCTGGCGGTTCTACTGGTCCGGGCGGCTGAATTGCTCCATTAGTTGCTCCGGAGGGAGGTCCAACAACTGGAGTACCCATTGGAGGGCCACCGCTTGGCCCTGCCGGATTGGGTTGGCTGGCACTCCCGAAAGGAGTTCCCCCACCAGCCGGTCCCGGCGCAGCTGGACCAGCTGCTTGAGGTGGCGGCTGCACGGGTGGTCCACCCATTCCCGCGTTTGCTGTGCCGACATTACTGCTTGCGTCATTGTTTATCGCTTCCATTGTTTTTTCAAGCTGCGCGATTTGCACGTTCATCAAGGCGATATTTCCCGGCACCTGTGCGGCTTCCGACAGCGCCTTGATGGCTTGCGCGAATTGCATTGCTGCTTGTGCGTTTGCCTTGAGGCGGTTGGTTTTTTCTTTCTCCATGTCCAGCATCATTCCCGCATGTTCCAGCGGCGTTGCTTCAGGCTGTGGCGGCGGCGGTGCAATCAGTTTCTTCGGGTCGGGGAAGCGCATGATCTGACAGAAACGCAGTCCAACTTCATGCGGGTTGAACACCATCGGCATTTGAAGCATGTCATGATAGGCTTGTGCGGTTGCACCACGATGCAGTTCGGTTGCCATGTTCGGATCGGCAGTGATTTCAACAGCATTATGAGCGTCGATATTTTCCGGCAGAACGCCTAAAGCATTTGCCATGCGGGCGAACGCACGAACCTCTTCCGTCATGCTGCCAATGATACGACGATGAACCGCGCTGTGCTGTTGTGCGCCGTTGTCGATGATGCCTTTCGCCAGAGTAGCGGTCATCGAAGCCGGGGCGTTTTCCAGCAAGTTCAGGGTGCCAGCCAAACGGTCGCCCAAGGTCATCATCTTGTCGAGCGACTGAAACATTCCCGGCGTAACTTGCTTGGTAGGGAAGAACGACACCACTTCACTGATGGGGCGACCGTCCGTATTGATGGACGTTAAACGGTTGCCTCTTAGCTCGATCTTCTCAGGCAGACCAATGCCGCCAGTTGACGCAACACCACCGTTCTCGGACGAAAGCTTTGCGGTGTCATCGATGGAAGCCAGCAAGCGGTCGGCTGAATGTTCTGTCTTGCTCAAGAGCCAGCCGAAGCCACGGGGGAAGAACGATCCTTTGGTATCCGGTATCATCTTGTAGGCGTAGTAGCGGCGCACTGGCCGGAACACCAGATAGTCCTTGTCCTTGACGAGCGTCTTCTTGGTCCACCGTGGAATGCACTTGACTACGCAAGGAACGTCTTCAAGATTTACCGTGACCGTGTATGGTTCGTCGTAATCGTCACCGTCCATATCGAGCCACATATCGACTTCGTAAAATTCCTGCGGTTCTTGCGGATCGATGTCATCGAAGTTCGGTTCGTAATCAACCCAGTGTTTCATCTGGATCGAACGTTTGATTTCGTAGGGGTACTTTATAATCTTGTGGGTGATGCGCGGCACGCGATCAAGCGTCTTTGCAGTGCTGTTTATAATGACTTCGTTGATGTTGAGGAACGAACTGCGAAACTCGCCTTCGTGTTCATCAAACCAGCGTTTGCGCCATCCCAGACCGGTCACGCACATATGCATGATAAGCGGGTCTGTGTCGGTCACCCAGTCCGGGTCTATGGTGCGAAGCTGCGAGCAAATCCAGTTGGCCAAGGGTTCGCCACCGGGTTCTGATGCCTTCACCAAATCCGGTTCTGAAAGTAAAGCACCTACGATACGTGCGGTAGCCTGAATGACTGACGATAGCGTTAGCGATGTAGAGGGCTGGCTTTGATCCTCTCCGCTGCCAGCTTGCTCCCCCATGCCCGGCATGGTCTCATTGCCGTCCTTGTCAATTTCGTCAAGGTAGCCATTGGCTTTGCCAAGCCACTCCGACATGGACCGTTCATCGATCTTTACGAGTTCGATAACGTGGTCGGCAAGTTTGCGGCATTCACTGTCGTCAAGTTTTTCCGCGAGGTTACCGATATCTTCCGGTGCCTCTAGCTTCAGCTTTAGCTCGGGGCTTTCAAAATCCATCGGGCAACCCTCATGACAGAGTGTATACAAAGTCAAGTATTATTTTACAGGAACCCACTAAATATGGTAGTGGTACCTTGCACACAGCCCATTTGGGCTAACCCTCCGGAGAACGCCCAAATGCAAGTCATCGATAGATCGCTTCAGCCCTCGCAGTATTGGCCCGGCCTTCATGCCTTGTTTGGCATGGACTACGAGAGGCTTGCGCCTATCTACACCAGCTTCTTCGATGAAAAAAGTTCGGAGAAAGCGTTCGAAGAATTTATGACGGAGAGGGCCGGTCTTGGCCTCGCAGTTCAGCAGCCCGAACTTGAACCGGTGCAGTTTGACTTTCCAAACGAAGGCTATCGCACTCAGGTCACTCACGCCAGCTACGGCTTGGGGGTAGCGATATCGCGGGAAGCCAAGGACGACAACCTCTACGAAGATGTCGCCTCGCGAATGATGAAAGAGTTGGCTTACTCCGCTCGTCAGACCGAAGAGTACATTGCACATGCGCCGCTTCAGGTTGCCATCGATGCTGTTAACGGTATTCGCGCGGATGGTGTACCACTCGCTTCTGCTTCTCATCCAACTGCTGCTGGCTTGCAGTCTAATCTTCTGGTTTCTGCTAATGTCAGCGAACTGGCCTTTGAAAACGCCGTGATCCAGATTGGCTACACCCGCAACGGCAGGGGCTTCCTGATCAATACGCTTCCGAAGCGCGTCATTCTTTCTCCGGAGAGTGGGCCGGAAACCCGCCGCATCCTTGGCTCGCCTTTGCAATGGAATGCGCAAACGAACAACATCAACGTTCTGCGGGCGACCGGTGCCTTGCCGGAAGTGATCGAAACGCCGTACCTTGTTTCGAAGGATGACTACTTCATCCAGACCAGCATCCAAGACATGGACAATGGCGAAGGCTTTACGTTCTGGGAACGCTCCGGTCTTGAAACGCGCGAAGACAGCAACTGGTCCAATCAGGCTTCACTGATCGCGATCTGGTTCCGCTGTTCGGCGTCGATCATCGATTGGCGTTCTGTCTATATGTCCCCCGGAGCAACCTGATTGCATGCGAGCAAGCCACGGTTCGAACGTTTCGAGACTTGGGGTGCCTGTAGCCGTTGCGGCGCGCGGGTAGCCTATAACACGCTCGCGCGTGAGCGGCTGACCGGTCTACTCGTCTGCACGTCTTCAAGCGGCAGACCGGTCAAACCGTGCCTCGATCCATGGCCAGCAGTCTTCGACTTCCAAGTCCATCCGGATCGCTCGATAGAAGCCCCTCCAGAGCCGCTACCGGCCCGCTGGGGGCTTGATGACATCTGGTCGGTCAATACGATGTACACGCTCGCTCCAAGCGATGCAGTGCGTTTGAACGCCCTCCTGAAGCCCGCTACAAATAATCGCGGCACCGCTGATTTCACCAACTACAAAACCAGCCTCGACCAGAACCAAGATCGTGCTACGCTACAGTATGTCGATCCGCAGACCTATGACGGCACATTTGTTCCGTCTAATTCAGTACGCACAGTTGACCCACCGGATGCAAACGAGCAACTTGAAGAAGTGAAGCTAGTTAATCCGTGGTTTCCTCCATGGACGGTCGTTAAAGGTTTGGGATAATGGCTGGCATTGGGGACATCACAAAATTTCCAAATTCGAAAATGGCTGCGGCTGCCCAGTTGGGGCAGTCTAGATTTGTTTCAGGAGACGCAACGAACGTTCTTGTATCTGGCGGCGGCGGGACTACGCCTCTGGACGGATTTTCTCCAACTGGTGCGTGGTCGTTTTCTCGAAAGCTGCTTACTGCATATGCGGGTGGTTTTTACTCCGCCACTGCGAGCGCTGTTAATACTCTCAACGATCAATCCGGCGGTGGGCACAATCTGTTTGATGGAGGTAATTCGAGCCATAGCCCAACCGCGACAACGGCTGGCCCCAACAGTCGTGCGTGTGCAACATGGAATGGAGCAGGAAATTATCTGCAAACTATTGGTAATCTCCTCTCGTCGTTCATATCCGGCAGTTCTGGTTTTGTTGTTATCAGTGCGTTGCCTACCGCTATTGTCAACACCGCCGGAAACCCATGGGGAGGTGATCCGCTATGGAATGATGACGGCTTTCAGAACACGGGTATGTATCTGAAGAATATATCTGGTGGCGTTGGTTATTCTTATAATTGGGATACCGCCGCAAGGGTTACGCCAAACTCTGCCGTAGTCACTCTGGGCGTTCCGCATGTATTTGTGTGGCGGCACGATAGTGGGGTGCTCTACTTCAGCATGGATGGCGGTGCAGAGACTTCGATTGCGGCAGGCACCAATACCGCAGTTCCGAGTACGGGTTTCTATCTTGGCGGCGATGGTGCTGTTACCTTTACCGGCAAGATTTTCGAGGTTGCTACGTGGACTACCGTGCCGAATGCAATCGACCGTGCGACCATCATAGCAAGTTTCAAAAGTTGGTGTGGGGCATGACCGACATCCCCGGCGCAACCGCCTCCACCTACACGCTGACCTCAGCCTACATGACCGCCGTGGGGGTATCATGACAACTGCCGCCGCCGTCATAGAAAACGCCTTGAAGCTGTACGGTATCATTGACCAGACAGAACAGCCGTCGCCTGTCGATATTGCCAACAATACGATAGTGCTGAACGATCTGCTTCGCAGTGAGCATGTCGATGGGGCCGCGCAATATCTGATGCGCCGTGCGATCACCACATTACCGTCCGGTACCCAAGGCAATGTTTACGAGATTGGGTTTGGCATCGCAAAACCTGATTACGTACAGATCGACGCGGTAGCGATCAGGTCCATCTGGTGCAACGACATCAGCCCCACCGTCAATCGCGAAACGCGACAGGCACCGATTGCCGATTGCGTCCGTACCACGTACCCCGGCATCATTACCAAGTGGCATCAGGAACGGCAGATCGACGGTTCTGTTCTGGTGACTGCGTGGCAACCACCGCGTCAGTCAACACGATGCCTGATCGAATATGGCGGTCGCATAAATGCTTTGACCGAAGCGGATGGAAGCGACGAGGTAGGGTTACCGCCTGAAGGCATTCATGACGTAACGCTGATGTTGGGCAGGCGCATCCACGGCAGTTACGGACGTAACCCACAGGCGATTGCTGCGGTGCTGGCTGACAGCGAAGCTGTTGACCGTCGCTGGCGCGACTGGTCGAAAGGCCAACAATGGCTCAGGTTCGTGAGAAGTTGAAATGCCAGCACTCAATATATTCGGTTCTTTTGCAGACCCGCTCGATCAGGATCAGGGCGAAGCAAGACTGTTGAACTGCCGGGTTATTGCGCGCAAGCAGGAAGAAGGAAAGTTGGCGTTAACCCGTCTGGTTGGTTCTCCCGGCCTGACAGTTCTTAGCCATCCAACAACATCTCCCTGCCTTGCACTGTGTAATGCAGTTGGTGCGGTGTGGTCCGCCCATGCAGATGGCAGTATCTACTACGATGTGGATACTCCAAATCCTGTATTCGCCGGTACTGTGGCTGTAGGTGACCCGCCAATCATTCGGTTGGCAGAAGACCGCACTTGTCTGGTTATCGCCACGAATACTCCACAGACCAACGGTCTGGGCGGTAGTGGCTACACGGCAAGAATTACAGCCACTGCTGCCATACCCGGTCCCCCTCCCATCCCTGCGTACTCTGCTGGCGTAACTCCTGCCGATTTTGGAAATTCCATAAACTTTGATCCTTCTTCGGTATGCGTGCTGGATGGTTTCACAGTGTGGGCCGGAGCGTCCAATCTCTACGCCAACCAATCCGACAAGATGTACTCGTCCGAAGCGTTGGCACCGGCTGTCATTGACGCCAATGCATTTGCCACGGCTGAAGCCAGAGCGGATTTGGTATATGACGTGGTAACGCTTGGACGGATGTTCTGGCCTTTCGGCAGCCGAACGGTAGAGATGTGGTACAATCCGGGCGGCCAGATCGATTTCAAGTTTGTCAATTTCACGAACTCATTGCTTGAAGTCGGGATGGCGGCACGCCGCACACTGGCTAATCTGCACGGTACGGTGTTGTGGGTAGGGACAGACCGCCGCATATGGATGGGTAAGGGCCAGACCGGTCAACCAGTGTCACCAAGCTGGATAGATTTGCTGTTGCAACAAATTGATCTTCAGAATTTGACAGCGTACATGTACGCGCAAGGCGGGGATGAATTTTACGTACTGACTTCTGAAAACGAGTGGTCAGTTGAACTAGCATTATCAACCATGACTTGGATATACCGGCAATCAACAGACCGCTTGGACCATGTAGGCCGGTGTGCCGTGGAACACATCGGCGGCGACACTCACGTTGGTCTGGTTACAGGTGAGATTTGCAACGTGGACCTGACAACTGCCAGCGAACCAGCGGGGCAGCTACAGCGTGAAATTATAACGATGTGGGTTGGTACGCACGAACAGCGGCATGTTACTGACCGGATTGACATCACCAGTTACATGGGACCGGACGCAGGTGAGTTTACGCTGGAGTGGTCAGAAGATCGCAAGAACAGCTGGAGAGGCAAGCGGCAAATTACATGGCCCGAACCCGGTACGCGACGTGCTATCGCCAGAGCCTTGGGTACTACGCGCCGCAGACAGTTCAGATTATTCTATGGCGGATCAAAAGCACCGTTTGAAATCGATGAATTTTTCGTGCTGGTGAGCGAAGGAATGTAAATGCCAACGCTCAAAAGGATGCCACCACCGCCACCGATTGCCGTCAACGATCCAATCTTCAATCGGTGGCTTCACGACATATCGGCTTTCATAGGTTCGAACGGAATTGATACCAGCCAGATACCGGGTTGGGATACTCTGGTTGCGGATGTTGCAATGAACACAGACAACATCGCAGCGAACACAGATGATATCGCAACAAACACAGCCAACATTGCAACAAACAGGGCAGGCATCACATCGAATACGAATAACATCGCGACAAACACATCAGATATCGCAGCGAACACGTCAGCTATATCAACCCATACCGGTCAGATATCCGCACTGGCTGTACGGTCGCAAGTCTTGAACGGGACTACTGCGCCTGCTGCCGGTCTTGGTGCCAACGGGGACTGGTATGCCGACACGTCAGCCAAGCACATCAGTGTCAAGGTGGCCGGGGCATGGGTACAGATCGTCTAGGCTTCCCACGGGTAGGCCGGTCTCACCATGGAAATTTCGGTGGGGTAGACCACGGCATAGCCGTCTCCACCGTCCCAGATGACACTGAAGGTGTTGTCAGCCACGGAGTGAACTCTGCCGCGAGAGGTGTTCGAAAAAACGATCTGACCGGTGTGATATCTGCGGGGTAGTTGCATTTTCGCCCACTCGGGATCGGACATACGTCACTCTCTGTTAACGTTTTTCCGCATGCACATTTTAAAATCATTTGACCCACGGCCAGTGATACGTAGCAACTATGTTTTGAAAATCTGTCAGCGACCGTGCCAGCCAGTAGTGGTTACCACAAGCTTCCCACTTCTCCTTGAAAAGCTTTTGCGCGTCTGATGGTTTGCCACCTTTGTCTTTCAATTCGATGGCAACATTGGCACCCTTTGCAAACATCAGGAAGTCAGCAACGCCCGGCATCACTCCCATGCGTTTCAGCTTGTTAGCAACGGTGATGTCGCGTGCCTCACCATTCGGAACGTGAAAGATCAACAGGTCAGGGTGAGTTTCCTTGACCCACTGCCACGCATGCATATGGATTTCTTTTTCAGAAATTGGGCGGGAAGAGACCTTGGGAGAGGGCTTCGCGCTCACGGGTTTTGATCCACGCTTCGACGGCTTCCTTGACGCCACCTGCCCTGTCTTCAACTGCATCGTGGTTCCTTATCAACCAGTCAAACCTTGCAGCCATGGCAGTGCTTATTCTGCCGTGGATTACAACAGTCTGGTTACCTTTAATTCTTGGTTTTGTCATCGTCTTGTACTGCACCGTGCTATTTGAACGAGGTTCCTCGCCAGTCTTTTGCATTCGGCTTCGGAGTTTATTGCGTCGATTTCGCTCTGATCATAGAAACGCGGCGATACGATAACCTCGCGTTGAACGCAGCCACAGAGTGGCAAAGCTATGAACAAGGCCCTCCACACAGTGGCCTCCCTCTGATATATTCAGGTTAAGATAGTGTATACAAATCAGGAAGTCAAACGTCATGGCAGATTTAGCTGGTGGTGTCGGCAGTCTTATTGGCAATCTGTTTGGTTCATCCAATGTCAACGACGCCATTCAAGGCGGCGTAAACAGCGTCAATCAGATGACACAGCTTGGTGCGATACAGCTGGCCCCGTACAATGAAGTTGGAGCGTCGTATCTTGGTCCTGTTGCTCAGAATTTGCTGGGTGACAGCACAGCTTCATCCAATATTGGAAACACACGCATTAATTCTCCAAATGCTTACAATCCAAATACATTCAGTAATCCTGATCCGGTTAACTTTGAAAACTTTGCAAGCACGTACAACCAAAGTGAAGGTGCAAAGTATCTGATGAACTCTGCGCAGCAAGCACAGGATAGTTCTGCGTCAGCCAAAGGTGGTATGCTGACTGGTGCAAACCTTCGCGCACAGACTGGCATTGCCGAAGGCATCTCCAATCAGGATTTGATGGACCACTACAAAGCTATGGCAGCTGGTCAAAAACAGGGATTTGACGAGTACCAGCAAGGGCAGCAGCAGGATTTTGCACAACGCGAAACTTCCTACCAGAACCTGTACGGTCAGGAAGCCATGGGCCTGCAAGCCGCTACAGCCGAAGCAGGCACCCTTGCACAAGGTGCCCGCGCTCTAGGCAGCCTTGCTTCCACTCAAGCGACGGCTGCACAAGCGCAGTCCGCCGGGTTTGGGTCTGCGCTAGGCAGCATCTTTACGGGCATCACCAACCTGCCATTCGTCAAGACCCTGTTTGGGTAGCTACTTGCGCCGCACGCGCAGTTCTTTCTCGACTGCGGAGCGCATGAAATCGCCCTGATATTCCTCTTTCCTGAGTGCCCTGTTGATCCGCGCCAGAAAACCCTTGGGCATCCGCACAATGGTCTTGTCAGGATACTGGAGTGGGCGACCGTTGGGACGCTTCACTTCCTTCTTCCTTCTCCTGATCGACTTGGCAGGGGTGGTGGCGGTGGTCATTTCGGTTTCCATCTACTACTTCCTCATTCTCTCAGCGCTGTAACCTTCTGCATCCAACGGTAATTCTTCGGTCCAAGACCGGGGCCGTCGCATGATAGCCCGCATTTGTTCTTCGCGTTGCTTCGCGATTTCTACAGGTGCGATAGCTATAACGCTATCATAGACATCAAGCAATAGCGTAATATCAGGTAGCTCCCGCTCGATATCGCTTTCGCAAGCGGTAATGATATCGCGGGTCATGGACTGACAGCTGATTTCCAGAAGGCTGCCGCCGAATACTTTCTGCGGCAGCATCGCGCCGAACTTGGCACGGAAGAAACCCATGTTGCCGTCCGGTCCAACGAACACTGAGTAATGCGGAATACTTCTGCCGCTGGGGAGGGTCATCCAGATGGTGGTGCCATCCTTCATCAACGCTATCTTTCCGGCGTAGTAGACCCGGCCCGGTGGATCGTAATAGCAGTTATAGAATGCATCTTTCAATCTATTCCACAGCTGAACAAGCTTCGGGTTGGACTTTCGGTAGTCAGCGATGTCGGATTGCGCCTTGATGTCACTGATGCTGGCACTGATGCGGCGCATGTGCGCCTTGTATGTTTTCCATCCCAGCTGGTAGTTCGCGCCTAGCGTGATGGTCTTTCCGTTGTAACGTTCTTTAGGATGCGTTTCTTTGGTGGCCTTGTTGGACAAGCCCCACATAGTGATTGCGTTGTGCATGTAAAGGTCGCCACCAGTTTTGAGAATATTGAGGCGGTCACGATCATCGCACTGCCATAGTGCCAGTCGCAATTCTGCATTGGACAAGTCGTTATCAATAATTGCGTATCCCCTTGGCGCAACAATGCAGCCGCGTAAGGCATCCGTGAGCGCCGTGTTGTCATAGTTTGAGAACCCTGCCTTCAGACCACTGATCAGCGCCACAATGTCATGCTTGCCAGACGGTCGCGCGATGTTAAACAAGTTGGCACCTTCGCTGGTGCCGCGACCGGAGCGGGCACCGTGATAGCGCGTAGCATCCTTGTAGAAACCCTTGACGTTCCGGTCGAGCAATGCCTGCGCCTTCATGGGCGCGCTGCCGCCGTTCTCTTGGATCACCTCCAGCACGGCGCGGACATCAGGATGTAATTCTTCGCTCTCCAAAGCCTCTGCGACTTCATGTTTCTTGGTGCCGGGTATGTTGGCTGAACGCGGAAACTCATTGGCCCATGTCAGGATGCGAGCGCGTTGCGTGATCTTGGTTACGACATTGCCAGTGACTTCACGCAACTGCGCAGCGCATTCGTTCTCGATTGTCTCCCGGCGCAAGGCGATAGCCGTCGCCAGTTCAAGATCAATCGGCAACCCGATATCGTTCTTGCGCCACGACCGTTCGAATATGATGCGTTCTTCGGCGTTCAATTCCGGCAGCAGACTGTGAACGTTCATGAGGCAGTGAACGTCCTGCACGTTGTAAATTATCAGTTCACGGTACTCGTTTATATTTTCATGAAACTTGCCGTCGAACGGCTTGCACGTTCGCAGCACCAGCTTGCGGCCACGGGGGTCTTTGCCGGGAAAGTTAAGCGTGGAGCACAGTTCGTCCAGCCCACCCGGCAGTGACAGGCATTGCGCTCGCGCCATGGTGCAGGAGACTTTGCTGACCGGGATATCGAGGAAGGGGTTCTGACCTTTCAGGACGTTGATGTCGAAGGCGGCATGGTGGGCTACCACCCGGTCGCAGGCAAAGAGGTCAGCGTACAGCTGGCTGATAGGGTGGGTACCAAGCTGCGGAAAGACAGTGCTGGCAGTTTTCATGGTACCTTGAAAATGCCAGCAAGCGGTGGTGATCTGAGTGGAAGGGTCAGCCGCGTACCTCCTAGCTCCAGCGGTCAGGAGATTGCATCTGGACCGGGTTTCAAGGTCAACAAACAGCATGTGGTAGGCCCCTAGTGGATGGGGGCTTGGGCTTGGGTCCACTAGGGGTTCCACTTCCTTCACCCCATTACTGGCGCGGAGGGAAGCCACTGGGTGCGTTAAAACCACCGGGAGGTGCGAACCCCCCACCCTGCTGCGGCGGCTGCACAGGCGGCGGCGCAAAGCCCGTCTGAGAGCCATTGCCGGGGAACGGTGCTGGCTGACCCATCCCGAACCCCTGCTGCGGTGCAACGCCACCACTGAACCCGGTCACGTTCATGCCCTGTTCCTTAGCCTTCGCCATCATTTCGGCAGTGCTGACGGAGCTACCCATGACAATCTCTTCGCCCGGCCCCATGAACACCACCTTGTTGATGTAGCATTTGACACCGCGCGGGTTCTGGGCGCTGACGGCAATGGACGTGGAAACCATGACGTGATCGCCCGACTTGACATCAACAGGTGCCTTCAGCGGGACGATTACGCCACCCTGATTGATCGACACTTCAATCGGAGTGGTTGACGAGCCGTTCAAGACCCAGCTGCCCCTGCGCCACTCTGCCGGGGGTTTTCCCGTGGCATCAGGTTCATCACCGTCCTTGACCGGCCACACCACTTGCGGGAACGGGATGTGCGACATCGCAGCCTGATAAAGTTCGTTGGCTGACTTTGCGAAGTCACCTAAAGTCGGTTCTTCGTACCAGTTCGCGCGGGTCTTCTTGATCAGCGCCGTGACAAGATAGTTCGGCTTCTCGACCGGCTTGCCCTGATATTCACGGGATGGTTCCCAGAGATACCGCAGACCGGCGATGCGGCAGTCGTAGATTGCGGATGCTTTGTAGACGCGACCTTGTGCCATTCGTGTTTCTCCGTTCAAGTTTCGAGTTTCAACGATAGCGGTATTGCATATTCTGGAACTTCGATCAATAGGCTTCGATAAATTTTTTCCCCGGAATTTTTACCAGAAACTTCCCTACATCAGCTTGGGTTTGCGTTGTACTCTGCCACCCAATCCAGCGATGCTTCCAGTTCTTCGATATGCTCGATGGCTTCGACAAGACATGCGTAGACTTCATCAATGTCGTCACTACCGGCGTTAGCCAGCAGTGTTTCTGTGAAATTGCTCATGTCAGTAACTCGCTTTCATTTCGACTTCCGGTTTGTGTGACGCAATTTCAGCGTACTGCGCAGCTTCGTTCGAAAGCTTTTTCGCCGCCGCCGGGGTAACCGGCTTAACACCCTTTGAACCCGTGAGACGCCACAGGGTTTCGGCTGCCTGTCGTTCATCATTCCAAGCCTGCCATTTACGCATTGGTTTCAATTCAGCGCCTTCCACGGCGGCACCTTGCTTTAGCCGGTCGGTCAGTTCTTTCTCTAACAATTCTTTCATATCGGATAAGCCACGGATGATCCGGAGCATGCGTAAAAGTTCAATAGGTAACAAAATCTGCGGATCGCGTGCAATCGCACCCATCAGAAAGTTCGCGTCCTGCGACATCGCGGGGCATCGTGAGAACGCCGAACACCAGCGACACTGCGGACCGGGACGTGGCGGTCCGGTGTAAGATATCGCATCCAGCACCAGCTGCTTGTGACGCTCGACATCGGCACGGGTGTGAACATGCTGCTTGAAGCCATCTTGTTGATCCGGATTGACACCATTCATCCAGCTGTTGGGCTGGAACACCACAAGCCGAAACCATTGCACATGCGGATAAGCGTCAAGGAACGTTGCGGCATAAGTCAGCATCTGCTTGTTGTCTTTAGCCTGAACGTCCCAACCACCATTCTTATAGTCTAGCACCGTGATCGTCTCCGGTGCGACGTGACCGAAGTCCAGCTGGCCCCAACAGCCTTTGGTCAGGAAGACACGATTTTCGATCAGCACCGTGCCGCCGCCAAGCTGGCGCACATAGTCCTTGATGTACCGTGCCACTTCGATGTCAGGCATGTTCTTGTTGGCCGGTACCACCCATGCCGGTGGTTCTTCACCGGTCCGCAATGCGCGTTCGACCACGGCATGAACCCGGCTGCCTTCTAATGCAGCCGGATTGGTCTGTTCGGGCAAGCCTTGTGACAGCGTGGCAGACGGCGGACACGCCATCCAGCGTGAGGCAGATGATGGCGCATAGATGGCGTGTCCGTTCATTATACGATACCCAACTGCGGAGCGATCTGCTTCAGCTGCGCTTCCGACATACGCGGAATGAATACCTGCTTTAGCTGGTCGAGCGAAGCCTGCGCAGCGTCCGGTCCAATTTGCTGGCGAAACCACGTCACGATGGCGTCGGCAGGCTGACCGCTTCCAATGGCACTGTCGATCCTCGCGAGGATTGCGGTTACCAGCGGATGGGTTGGGGGAGTTTGTCCATTGGCACCGGGGAAGCCAACAGACTGCATGTGCTGCTGCACGTCAGGCGGCGTTGCGACCGGCTGGATGGCCGGTGCAGGCTGCGGCATCTGCGCCTGTTTCTCCGCAACTTCCTCCACGGTCGGCTCGTCATCCTTGACGCGCTTCCGGGTAGCCTTGCCACTGACGCGGAACTGCTCCAGTTCTTCCCACGTATCGAACTCAACAGTAATTTTCATCTTAACCTCCAAGCCCGTTTTGTCTGATAAGCCTTCGCACAAGAGAACGAGCCTCAATCTCTCCACGATGGTCTGAACACGAAAAACTGCAAACGATAAGTGGTAGTCCTGCGGCCTTTACTTTCATGTGCTTGCCCCCGTGCTCAACTTGGTAGGGAAGCCCAATTCGTTTCAGTTCTTCAATAGTAACACTGAGCGTACTCATATCTGATGCACCTTGCCAGTCCGGTCATACCAGCCCTTGATCGTTATGCGTCCGTTCGCTGTCTTGAGCAAGTATACGCTAACGATATCGCTTGGCAACACTGCATAGGGCCAGATCACCGTGGCATACTTCGTCGGCACTTGCCAAGTGGTGCCGTACTTGAATGGCGGTTCGTAAATGTCCTGCCACGGGTTGGCTTTGATGATGTCGGTGACGTTGATCAGTTCGTGGTTGGCACCGGTCTCAGTCAGGTCTTTGCCTGCTTTCTGGACGCTGGTATTGTCATATCCACAGTGAGGACAAATCGGATGCAGCCACGTTGCGTATATTCCATTACAAGCGTTACACGATTTAACGGACGTTTGTCGCAATCCGCAATGAGGGCACACAGCACCGTGGAAATGTTGATCAAACCGTTCGGTACACCCTTTGCATTTAGTTGCGCTTTGGTGAACTCGTTGACATCTAGGACACGTTCTTCCATGTTCCCACGTCTCCCATCCGGTGTTGCAGTCATCGCAAACCAGTGTCGCACCGGGTGCAGCTGCGATCTGATCCAGCGAGCCATGGCGAGCGACGTTGCCGCCGAAGTCAAGCACGGCGCAGTTCTGCGCATGTGGCGTAATCCTTGCGCCTCGACCCAGTGACTGGGCAAAGAACACCGGAGACTTGGTGGCGCGACAGTATGCCAGCATGTCAACGTCAGGAACGTTGAAACCAGTGTCGAACATCGCGACCGATATCATGATGGGCAGTTCGCGCGCCCTGAACTTGGCGACCATCTTGTCGCGCTTGCCCTTGGGTGAATGACTGTGAACAGCTGCGGCTTCAACACCAAGCTTGTTCAGCTTTTCTTCCAGCGTATCGGCATGTGCAATATTGCAGGCAAACACCAGCACGCACTTTCGACGCTGCCGTTCCATGGTCTGGACGATGGCCTTGGAATGAACTGGCGACAGTGCTATCGCCCTGCTGGCCTGTTCCTCAAGGTCGTAGTCTTCGCCAACGACCTTCAAGCCATCAACGTCGATTTCAGCCTTGCCGTCTGTATAGGCCGGGATCAGCGGCTTGACGTAGCCATCCTGTAGCGCGTCAAGAAACGAGTACTTAAAGATGATGGGACCGAATGTCTTCTCCAACGATCCGGTCCCATCGGCGCGGAACGCGGTCCCTGTCAGGCCACGCACCTTCGCACCCGGTATGGCTTCAAATACCTGTCGATAGCTTGAAGTCTTGTTGATCGGGGTGCGATGCACCTCGTCAACCAAGATCATCGTTACGTCCTGAAACCACTTGGTTCGACGCACCACCGTTTGCACGGTACCCACCGTAACCTGCCGGTACACGTTCTTGGCAATGCTGGCCGAACAGATGCCGGGTTTCAAACCTACCTGTCGGCAGGCTTCGGCATTCTGGATCACCAGTTCCTTGTTGTGGGCTAGGATCAGCGTTCGACCAGTGTTGTAGCTGGCGAGCGATCCAAGGATCAGGGACTTGCCACCAGCAACACTCACTTCCGCAACAGCGTATTTCTCCGGATAGGCATAGAGGGTGTCTATGCAATCAGTCTGGTGGTTTCGGAGGATCATTTTCTGGTTCATGGTTTAACCATTGTCGGCATGGCTGGCATAAAGTTTTAACGCACGCAATATCCCGGTTCTGGTTGGCGTGATTTCAATTACGTCAATGCGTGAAAATTCTGTAGGATCGTCACGAAGAAATTGCCGCATTTCTTTTTCAGCATCTGACTTTGCAGTGAAAAACTCAAATCCGGCACTGTTGCCGCCGTCAGTTGATTTTGAGACACGATAAAATTTCATGGTTTACGTATACGCTATCGCTTATTACCTGTCAACACATAGTTTACCAGCTGGACTGGTGTCATTATCGGGTCTGTGGTCCGGGGGTGTCCCTCAACCTTGAAAACAAGCGGTGTGCCGTCTGGCATGACGGTACTGACGTTCATATCAGTACCGTCATCCAGTACAGCAAACAAACCTTTCAGCATGCCGTTGACAGTAACAGATACGCGGATATGCGTATTCATGAAAGCAACGTAGTCAAATGGCTTGGGCCGTTCCCAAGGGTACATTATTCGCCGTTGAACTTATTGTAGGCTTGAGTGACGCTATCGCTAAACAACATCAAACGAGAGTTGGCGTTGTCCAGCAAGTCCGACTGGTTTTTAATTTGCGCCCGGATGCCGTCAGCAACGACTGTGGCATTCGCCAGCACGTTGTTAGCTGCGGTCACCTGATTTTCAGCGGCTTCGATCAGGGCTGCTGCGATTTGTTCTCCGATAGTAGCGAAGTCGTATGGCTTTCTGTCTGTCTCTGTTGCCATGTCCTGCATGCTTCGATTGCCTTCTCTTTTGTCCGGATGTTGGTTTGAACAACTACGTAGTTGTGGGTACCGTCTACTCTCAGCACTTCGTAGATACCGTCTTCTCTCACGACTGTATAGATGATTTCCGATATTGACACCGTACCCCCCTGTTGTTAACAGTTATCGGATACGCTATCGGAAAAGGGAAGTCAACAGATGCGGAAGAACAACAATGGAATTATCTGGACCACAGAGGCTGACGAAGAACTGAAGAAGCTGGTCGAAGAAAATCCGGGTGTGTCATACACCAAGATCGCCAAGATCATGACCGACAGATTTGGCGTAACGTTTACCAAGGGTAGCTGTATCGGAAGGGGAAGACGACTGGGTATAAGGGCGCGCAAGAACATGGTGCAGCCGCGATTGAAGAAAGAAGTGATGGCCGCAATCACACCGGTCGTCAAGAAACGCATTCCCGGCATGAAGTTGACCATTTACGAACTGCGCGATGGCGATTGCAGGTTTCCACTGTGGCCGGTCGAAAAACGCGGTGGTTTCTATTGTGGCGGCCCGGCAGTAAACAACGGATCATGGTGCAAGGTTCACAGGGCTAAAGTCTTCGGCAATGCCAGCTATCGCCCTTGACGACTTTCTTCATGCCGTGACGGGTGCAGACATTGGTTTCGACCGGCGTCTGCGCCTGTATCTTCTCGACCGGCATGGCCCTGTCGATTTCGTTGAGTTCATCCGGCTTCACTACAATGGTTTCAATAACCTTGGTGTCAGGGCTTTCCTTGGTCAGATCAATTGTCGGTCCCACCATTGAATTGCCATTCAACTGGTAACCGCGTTTCAATGCCCAGATTTTGGTGGCTTCAGGCACTTCGACCACGTTGATCACTTCAGTAATCGCCTTCTTGACTTCATGCATCGCTGCGGTCTGGCGTGTCTCCGATGTCTCGACGCGCACCAGCGCAAATACAAACATCAATGAAAACAAGCCAACACCACCAGCCAGAATTTTAGGAATTGTGATCTTCATCTTTGAGTTCTTTCTTTCGCTGTTCGATATACTTTTTAAATGCTTTGCTTTTTTCGCCGTCATCCATGATAGCTGCGAACTTTTTCAGCCACTCATCCATTTCTTTCTTTTTCATTGCCAAGGCATCCTCTGTTGAGCAAACGGGTTTTCTTTCATGACCGGCTGTGCTGGTTCCCAGTCATCGCCAATCAGCCAAGTGGTGTCGCTATTAAATACGGCCAGACCACGAAACTTCAGGCTGTTCAGGCAGTCCTTGCCGTCAACGAAGCCAGCCTCGATTTCCTTGATCGCCACAGGGGTCAGGATCATGTAGGTAGCTTCAAGTGGTGCGACGTTGGGTCCGTACTTGGCCTTGATGTCGGCGGTTGCCACGGTCTTGGGCATTCGTTTCAGTACGTCAATAACCCCCTTGATCCGTTCGCGATATGGCAGTCCGACAGCCATGTACCAGCCGCGCGACGGTCGCGATACCTGATTGGTCTTCATCAAGCGGACCAGATAGGTCGCAGCATTCTTTTCGCTGATACCGGTTCGAACGCCAAGATCGCCAGCTGTCAGGCAGCATGCAGCGGCGTGCAGCGCCAGCATCACGGCTTGCGTCTTGGTACCTTCAGTCGGTCCAAGCAGTTCTTCCACGGTTTGTGCAGGCTTCCACATTGGGCTTCCATTTTCCTTTATCAGATCAAATTCGAAATCGGGAATGTCGCGCATCCTGCTTTCGATCCGTACTATGCCGCCTTCCCTGCCGATAATGATAGCGCCGTCAGCCGCACCAGCCACGCCAAATGAACCGTTAACGCTATCGATAGCGTCATCCACTCTACCCTTTTTGACGTGATGCACAACCAAAATCATCACGCTGAACCCGGCTGCGAATTTCTGTAGCGCACCAATCACCTTGTAGTCGATCTGATAGGCGTTGTCCGAACGCTCGACCTTGCCGCGAACCCGTTGCAGCACGTCAACCACGATGAACCGGATGGCTGGAAAGTCGGTCATGTGCTTGCGCATGTCATCCAGCAACGTGCCGGTACCGTCGCTATCGATGAAGAAGGGACCGTCTGCCGAATAGCGGAAGCGCATCTTGGATGAAGGATTGAAACCAGCTGGCCGCAGGATGCGGATGCGCTCTCTCACCCGGCGCTTGTTGTCCTCAAGCATGTACATCAGGACTTCGCCTTGGGTACATTGCCGGTCCCAGAACTGGCTTCCTTCAGCGATGCACATCCCCAGTTCAAGAACAATCCACCCTTTGCCTATCTTTGGCTTACCTGCGAGGATGACGCAACCGCTGTCGGTCAGGTACCTGTCCACCAGAAATTTCAACGGTGGAAGATTTTCCAGCATCAGGTCATGGACGGTCTGACCGGGGTGGTCGCGCCCAGTGGGCAGTAATAAAGGGGTCTTCGCCTTGCGAACCTCCACGCCTTGCGCCAGCCCCATCGATGCGCCTACACCGCGTGCGAAATCACGTCTGTCACCCTGACCCAACGAACCCGGCAGCAGCGCAAAGGCATCTTCAGCCATCTGTCCTATTTCGGCCAGCACCGGGTTGCTGATGGGCGCGTAGTCCACGAAGTCCGGTGAGATGCGTGCCGCGTCCACCAGTGCCGGTGCGTTGCCGCTGGCCTTGATCAGCGCACCGTACTTGATGCCCAGCCGGTGCAGCTTGGTGCCCCGGCCAGAGCCTGTTGGCGACCGGTCTATGTCGTCCAGCATGCTTTGCATGTCGGAACGGAACTGATTGAGGATATCGCCGTTCAGCATCGCCAGATCATCCGCACTGAGCGGAGCGGCTTCAATTTGCCTTGACTGCGTTGTATAACCAGCGGCGGTTACCCCGGCTTCCAGTGCCGATTGCAGCACGCCTGCGGGCACCACTGGCGGCATCAGATCAAAGATTGATGTGCCTTCCATCCAGTATTCGCGGGGGTCAGTCAGCAATGGCAACTTGTTCAGGTAGTCGCCCCAGTAGACAACCTGCTTGCCGCTGCCCAGCAACTGCACGTCACCAAACTTCTCACGCTTGATGACACCGGGATCAGTGAACACCAGCGTGGCCGGTCGCCTGCCCCAACGCCAATGCGTAGGGTGGAAGTAGTTGTTCAGGGTACCAGCAAAAAGCATGCTTTTTTGCCGGTCGTCTATATCGCAGTCTATTGTTCTCGCTTCCTTCGGTCCCAGCACGGGATGAAAGATCAATCCCATCTGCATGCCGATGCCGGTGCAGCTTTCGCTGGCTGCGATGGCAAGGCGTGCATCAATCGGCAGCTGGTTCCAGCCCATGCCACCAAGCGGAACCTTGCCAGCGACCGGAACAGGCATCAGGCCGTGCGTTGTGTACAGGTCGCGCGCCAGCCTGACGAGTTCTGTCCGTGTCATGATGATGGCTTTCGGAGGAAATGTACGATAGCGGACATTAGCACTCCGCTATTCTTCGTCAATCGGTTCGTCGCATTCATACCGTTCGTGAATGTCGCGACGGTATCTAAGCATGCTTTTTTCATGACAGCGCGGGCAGGTGTAGCACAGGAAGATGGCATAGCCATCGAACTGCGGCTCTGCGCGATATCCGCTGCCGCATGGGCAAAATGAAACGTCTGCCATCACCAGTCTCCCCCACGTTCCATCTCCTCCGCGCACGCATTGCAGATGGCGTAGTCGCGCCTGATCTTGACCATGCGATTGCAACGCTCGCACTTCTTGCGGACGCTGTTGCGCTGTACCTCATGGTAGAACGCCACCTTGTCCGGGTCATCCATGCCGTGCCAGAAGCCGTAGTTGTCGTCATAGTATGTAGGCATTGGAACCTCCCTGAGTAAAAAGCATGCTTTTTATTGCACGCCAATAGCGATAGCGCAATCAAAAAAGCATGCTTTTTTCGCCTGTATAAAAAGCATGCTTTTTCTCGCCCGGCTATTGGCCCATGGGGCAGGAAAAAAGCATGCTTTTTTCGCCTGTATAAAAAAGCATGCTTTTTCCGCTCCACTCCCGGCCCGGCGGCGCGGGGCGATCCGCCGCGCACCCGGCTGGCATTTTGTATACTGTATACCAGATGCCACCGCTGGTGGTATACAGTATACTGTATACCAGCATCATGCTGCGCCGCACTCGTTATTGTGCAATGCGGCGCTCTATCTCCGCCTTTGCCCGATCCAGCCCGGCGGTTCCGGTCCAGCCAATCGACGCAACGCGCACGCTATGGATTTGTATCGTACGATACACTTCAAAGCCTACGAAGGTATCGGCAGCCTTGATCCAGTAAGGACCGCGCTCGAATAGGATGTCACGTTCCTGCATTATCATTCCTTCCTGTCTATTGGTCACCACATCCCAGCGAAAGGTTCAAGCTTTACGATAGCGCAATCGTCCAGGTCGATTAGTGTCATTGTTCGATTAGAAGCCCGGTGAATGGCCTTACACTGTCCGGGCATCCACCTAGCGGGCTGTTCGGAATAACGCACCAGTGAGCCGCGCTAGGGCATGAAAAAAGCCCGGCAGCAATGCCGGGCTTTGGGTTTCAATGGTTATCGGCAAACCCGCCTTCCCATCCCGGCGGATCAAGCTTGTCCTCGTGCTCGTATTCGGGATCGCTGTCATCGGGCCATCTGAACCAATCATCTTGATCGGACCATTCCATTCCATCAGGGATCAGCCAGCAAGCGCCATCCTGATGAATGCGATATTTGTTGCCGTGCTCGTCTGTCACTATGGCGTAGTCGCAAACCTCTTGCCACACTTCCCAATAGTATTCGCTGCCATCGCCTTCGCTGTCTAATCCGCCAACTGGACCAGCTTCTAAGATCGCCCATTGGTCGTCAGATACGCCTGTGACCGCGCTAGCGCGGTCAACGAACGATTGCGCAAAGTCGCGCGGGATATATTGCCCGCGATGGTCGTCAAGCCAAAGCATAATTTCCGGTCGCTGTTTCATCGGTCGTTCTCCATTGTAAAAAACGGTTTCGGGTTGCCCTTGTCAACGTGCTTGATCCAGTAGTGGCCGCGCAATGTAACGCGGCCATTGTCGGCATAATCGACAGCATCAATTCCATTGCTGCCGTAGTAGTCATATCGGTTTGAATGCGTCGAATAAAATTTTTCCGCATAAAAACCGCCGTGCACAAGCTTGTAGCGATAGAGCATGTCATCAAGGCATCGGCGATAACCGCCGACATATTCCCGAACCCATGATGGGCATTTGTACAGGTCAGCATTGATTGCGCTGAACCGCTCATTGATTGTCGCGGACGTGAAGCCAAAACTTTCCGCGCTGCTATACAGGTCACGCAATCGACCGATTGCAGCATCCCGTTTTTTGATCGCTCGTAAGGTATCCATTAGCATATTCCCTTTCGCTGTTTTGGTTCGTCATGAAACGTTTCACGGCATAACCGGTCAAATTGTCGCTCGCTCATTGCTGCCAGTGCTTCGCTATTCGGAAATTTTCCGATTGTTACGAAACGCTGCATCCCAGATGCTTTTTGCAGCACTGCAATCTGCATCCCATAGGAAACCACTTTCCAAAGCTTGCTTTCGATGCTCATTTGCATTTCCTCCTATTGCCCCAAGCCCGGTAAGCTTTCGCTGCCGGGCTTGAACGCGATGTGACTGGATCAGGAATATTCGGGATGGTCCTTTCGGGCAATTTCGAAAGCACGTTCCACCTTGTCACGGTGACTTTCCAACCATTCAAGATCAGCCTCTGATAGTTGATGTTCGTCATCAACCATTCCTTCGCTAGTGGCGCAGTCATACGTTGATGCGAATTTTTCTCGCCGGGCATAGACCATTGCGGGGGTGTCGCTGTTGCTGTCATCGATGACCAGCGTCAACGTTCCGCGAAAGTAAGTTTTCTTTGGCATTGCTTTAACCTCCAAGGGACCATTCCCTATTGCTCCAAGCCCGGTAAGCTTTCGCTGCCGGGCTTGAACGCGATGTGATTTGGCTAGGTCGTTATCGTCACGTCCCAATGATTGGATCGGCACAGGTTTTCAACGGTCTCTGCGTCAAACCATTCACCGGGCTTGTATTCGGTACTGTTGATGATTTTCACGCAATGATAGGGCTTGGCTCCCATGCCAGCGTTGGGACGATATTCGAAAGTAATTTTGCGCGTGACAGCCATTGTTCAAACCTCCAAGGGACTATTCCCTATTGCCCCAAGCCCGGTAAGCTTTCGCTGCCGGGCTTGAACCAATGTCGAAAATCTAGAACCCAAGTTTTGCAAAACAGATGGGACCGATCCCGCGCTCGATGCTTTCGTCATTGAGCAAACCACGGCCACATACGCCGCACTTGCTCCAAGCCTTGGCATAGGCAATCAAGCCTTCCTTGGGATTGCTCGCAACAGTCACTACCGCTTGCGCTTCTGCATCTGTGCAAGCGAACTGCCGAACAAAGCGACCGTCTTTCACATAACCAAGTTTACGGTCCCCATCGATTGACTTGAAGAAAACCTGTCCTTCCCATTGGCTGCCGATTGAACCGGGAGATACCTTGAAAGCGATATCTTCCTTTGACGGACCGGCAGCAAGCTTGAGCGGCTTAACCATGATACCCATCTGGCCCGGTCTGGCAGCCTTGGAGCGAGCGTTTGCAAAGGCTGTCTCAATGGCGCTTACATCAACGCTAGGGGCACTGGTGACCGCCGTAGCGCGTTGGGCGATACGTTCCTTGGCTTTGGCAGCCAATCGGTAACAGGTCGCCAATTGCTTATCGGTTAAGTCGCCATACTTGCAGATTGCTTCAACCATGCTGACCGCAAACGCGAATGGTGCAGCCTTGGCGGTTTCAGCCTTGAGCCATTCGTGCACATCGGGATGTGCAGCAGCAAAATCGACCATGCTTTGACCGGCATTCGCAGCCTTACGTTCTGCGGACCGCTCGCGATTTTGTTCCCGCGTCATTGGCGAAGTTTTGAAAACCTTTTTTCCCGCGCCCTTGCAGGCAAAGCATTGTCCGACAACGCGACCGGACCAGCTGGTAAAATTGCCAGTACCTTTGCACTTGTCGCAGCCCTCTTCAAATCGAGCGGTTGCAGGCTTGTATTCAACGGCATTGGTGCGGATCGGCTCAACGCGAACCGGACCGGTATCACCGTCGAACAGGTTAGACAGGGAATCGTTCAAATCAGCCATTTTGACCTCCAAAGGTTAAAGCCCGATAGCGTTATCACTATCGGGCTTTACCTGTCAACTCAGAATGCAGGCAATGCCAAAGCCCATTGAGGCAATGAACAAGGTCAGCGTTGCCAATGCTAGCCAATCGCTGACCGGATCATCGGCCATGGCTGCATGCCTCAAGGAACCGGTCAGCGTCAAATCGGCCATTGGATCGGCGGCATGCCGCGATGAATGAGTTAACGACCGATTGCCATTGGGCAAGCTTGTTTGCGTCCCAATGCGGTTCGGGTTTGCTTTCGGCCAGCACCTTGGCAATGAAACAAAAGTGCCTGCGTTGCAGTTCTGGTGTTTTCGTCATGCTTCTAACGTCTCGTCCATTCATGATGCGTCCAATCCTGATCGGGAACCATTTCCCAATGCCTCATGCCCGGTAAGCTTTCGCTGCCGGGCATAAGCGCAATTTTGATTGTGCTAATCGAGTTGGGCTTTCAATTCCTGAACGAATGTTTGCAGGTCAGCCCGCGCTCGCTCAATGTCCTTTTTGCCGGAATATTTTTGCCCGGTGTAGGATGTTGCCTTGTCCAGTGCCAATTTCAGGCTTGTCCAAGACCGGTGCGGCTTGATGCCGACTGCCATCAAGCCTAGACCGGACCGCAATGCAGCAGCCTGAAATACGTCAACGCCTAACGGACCGGTGAATGTGGTACCACCAGCGCCATAGGTGATTTTATCGGTCATCGGCCATATTCCTCTCTTGATTGTCATCACCACCAACTCGCAAGCCAAACCGCGTTGTCAATTCGGTTTCGAGTTGAGCCGCAAGCTTGCGGCGCAATGGTTCCTGACTGTGAATATAGATCGCTCGCAATCCGCTGATGAGCAATCCAAGTTCTTCTTTTGTGGCGGATGAAATTTGCATCTTACTTTTTCCCTGTCGGTCTGAGAATGTAGGAATGTTTAGCCAATCGCGGTTGATTGAGTGCGAGATTTTCTAGGTAGCGTTCCGCAGCCTCTTGCGTGCTTGCCAGATAGCAGTTGCGGCATTCGTTTGGTGGATCGATCACAACAACCCAATGCGTTGCGCTGTACAATCTGACCGGGCTTCGCTGTTGATGCCAAGTTGCCATGGTTCAAGCCCTCCGTTGCACAACGCGTGCCTTGGATCGGATCACGCTGTTTCCATTGGTGTGAACGTCATGGATAATCGGCATCTCGCCAACCGTTCTGACGTATGCCGCAATGAACTTTGCAGCATCGCAATCCTCTTCAAGATACAGCCAATCCTTATCGGCATAGCTGTACCAGCTAAAGTCGGATTTGCTCAGGCCAATAGCTTTGCAGTCATCAATGGTGACGCGCAGCCAACCATGGCCCATGTCGCTGAAAAAAGTATAGTGGCGATCAAGCATCTTGAAACCTCCATAGGGACCATTCCCTGATGCCTTATGCCCGGTAAGCTTTTCAGCTGCCGGGCATAAGACCATGTTGATTGCGCTATGGCGTGGCTTCGATCAATCGGGTTGCCTCCTTTCGGACCAGCTCGATCTTGACGCCTTTTTTCGAAGTCTTGTGAAGCCAAACGCCTTTTACCTTCTTGACCGGCAGACCATACCAGACGTGAGACAGGTTAGCGTCGAAGGTATCGATGACCGAATAGAAGTGACCGCAAGAAGTTTGGATGACCATGGCAGACAATCTCCAGTGAGAGTGACGAAACAACCGATCAAAGCATAAATGATAGCGTTATCGCAAATCACGGATTGTTACACGGTACCGTGCACAGGATTGAATTAGCGGGCTGTGGGATAGCCATACAGATGCGGGCTGTCTGTATACGGTTTTGGCAAAATAACGCACCAGTGGCGTTTTCGCCTTTTGTTCTCAGGTGTAGGGATATCCCACTACAACCTGATGTAAACGTCACACAAGCGATATCGCTTCAGTGTCATAGATTATTGAGCAATATCAATAGGTTAGTGGTAAGGGCGACCTGGCCGTGTGGGATTGTTTAATGAGTAGTATCAATGACTTAGCATGTGTGATGTTAGCTGTTTCGGATTATCAGATGACTTTCAACCCGACAAGTTCGTCCGACAGCTGTCCTACAAGGGGTGCCTGTCGGGTAGGGTTGAAATGACCGGTCTATGAAATTATTGGATTATTTTAATTTTCCCTACGTCAAAAAGGCCGTTTCTCTTGATGTGTGTATGTTTTATGTAGGCAATAGGGATAAAATCCTAGCTGGCCGTGTGGTCAAGGTGTCGGAATGCTGTAGTTTTACAAGGGTTTAAACGATATCAACAGCTTACGTATACAATCCCCACCACCCCACCAACCCCACAACACATAAGATAAAGCCCTGTTTTGATGTGGGGTTTAGGTGGGACGCCCGGTCAGCTTGTGGGTAACGCGGTCAATTATGCGCAGGGCGGGCGATGACTTGGCTAGTGCGTAGAATGCGATTGGCGCACGGTCGCGGGCGGCTAGGATGAGTGCGAATGTGGGACCGTAGAATAAGCTTTCGACCACGCCTAGCGCGCGTCCCTGTTCGATGCGGGATTGGACAAGTTGAATCGGATCGGATGCCCGGTCGATTGTCCATTGAGCGCCCTCGTAGGACAGGCATGCGGCGAACAGGAGATTGCAGGCATCTAGGACTAAATCAGCTGCATCTGTAGGAAGTGCGAGCATTTCACGTTTGATTGGCATTAGTTCGAGGCCGGGCTGTTTTAGTGCCTTTGCGCCAGCATCGAGGATTTGCTGTAACTCAGTGCGCGCCGCGTGAAAGACGGTTAATTCACTGGACATTGGTTGCCCCCACTGTATACGCTATGAGGTTGTGGGATTATCCCACATCACATAGGAGACTGAACGATATGAAACATGAACCAATTGCAGCAATCGCGTTAGCTGCTCTCGTAGATGAGTTGGCACAACTCAAAGCACAGGTTGCACCACTTGAAGACAGGATGGAACAGATTAAGGATTATCTCAAAGCAGCTGACGTTCCCTGCGATGAAAAAACCGGAACCAAACGAATAAACGGAACGGAGCACACGGCGGTCATCAAGTCTGTTACTTCTGATCGGCCCGCTACTGATCTCCTCAAGCTTCACTTTGGCGAAGAGGTTTTCAGGGACCAGTGGTGCTACAAGTCTGTCGCGGTCAGCTGCAATCTAACCGGTCGCAAAACGCGCTAGGGCGGTCACTGATGCATTCAATCTTGACGGTCGCCGGGTTGCTGGCCCTGATCGGACTAGCATTCGGCGAGCGCGCTGCAAGTCACGTCGCCAAGGTGATTTGCATTGCGCCACTGGTATTAGTGATCTATGTCACAATCGACAAGCTGACCCACGGTCGCTTGCTCCACTAACGATTAAGGCCGGATCGGGATAGTCCCGATCCGGTCCATTCGCGGCTCTGGCATGTGGTGTGTTGTATACAGTATACCAGCAGCCTTGGCATCTGGTATACTGTATACCACGGCGGTGGCATCTGGTATCTGGTATACAGTATACCAGATGCCAGCAAGGTACCGGGTTTGCGCTCAGAGGTGGTGCAACCGTGTTCAGGTACCGGTTAAGCCAAGGCCGGGGCCGGACAGGCTATAGAATTACACCCCTTGTAGAATTTTAGTATACAGGTATACTTAGCCCAAATATTTTTAGCTGGAGAACCCTACATGCGATGTCCATACTGCGATAAAATCATTCCGGAAACGGAGTGGAAGCCGGTCACCGGCAAGGAAGGGATGTTCCGGCGCGAGGAAAAAGGTATCTATACCGACGAAGGCACACCCGGCCTGTTTTATTTCAAGGCGACACATTGGCGGTATTTAAAATGAACAGTGAAGTTCGCGACAACATAGCCCGCGTCATAGCAGCGGCCCTGCTGGCGGTCCTGCGCAGGGAACGTGACACTGCCATCACCAAATTGCAGATGGCACTGACGGCGTTGCTGGACGATGAGAACGAGGATGATTGACAGCAGGGACGCATGGCTGATGCTGGCGGCGGTATTCGCCGCCATATTACTGGCGCTGCTGGCAATGGTATTGTTTGGGCCACTGTGATGGTAAGGAGAACGAGGAATGAGATTGCCATGGGATGAAAGTACCGAAACGCTAAGTGATGCAAGAGCGCGGTTGCGTGCGCGGCTGGGCGACGGGTTGACCTGTCCCTGCTGCGGCCAGTTTGCAAAACGATATCGTCGCAAGGTCAATGCAGGAATGGTCAAGTCCCTGTTGCGCATCTACATGAGCGGCAACCAGTCAAAATTCGAATGGGTCTACATCCCGGCACTATTGCTGCGGTCGCACGAAGAGGGCAAGCTGGCCTACTGGGGATTGCTGGAGGAAGCAAGCGTTGAACGCGAAGATGGTGGTCGCGCAGGCTGGTGGCGAGTGACGAAGAAAGGCGAGGATTTTCTTTATGGCAGGCTGCGTATTGCCAAATATGCCATTGTCTACAACGCGGTGTGCACCGAACTTGACGCCAGCAAAACCGTCACGGTCAGCGATTGCATGAAGACCGGATTTGATCTGGCGGAATTGATGAAGCGATGAATAACCACCTCTATGCCGTTGATGGCCGGTATTTCTACGCTGGCATTCTCGTAAACGATGGTGTAATCGTAAATGCTGCACCGGTCCTGCGCTGGTCAGTCGGGCAAAGCTTTACCGCCTTCATGGACTATGCACGCAGGAAGAACTGGGGAGTAGTCGATGCCGAAATCCACCCAGATGGTTAACGACATTGGCAAGTTCTATGCCAGCAAGCTGCACAGGCTGACGGTCGATGTCGTTGACAGCTGCGAACGGATGGAAACCGATCCGCAGGAAGCGGCCATGATGGTCGTTTCGGTGCTGGCAAGCGAATTGCTCACCCTTGTCATCCATATGGAGATAGAGGAAAAGGATTTTATCAAATTATGCACGGTCGGCTACAGGAAGCTCGACCATGGATGAAATTCCGGGCTTATCCGGAATGCTAGCGCCGTTTAGCTAACGGCTGGAGGAGTTATACAAATGAAGAAGTTACTATTGATCAGCACTGCATTTCTTGCCTTTGCGGCGATGCCCGCCAAGGCCGACGTTATTATCGACAACCACCTGTCCGGTACCGGCGACAACGTGGTATTCGACAGCTTCAATGCCGTCACCAATGTTGCCGTTGGCTCTTTCAACGGCCAGCATACCGGGTTGGTCGATTTTAGCTGTATTGGCGGCTGCGGTGGTTTCACTGGTGCCGCCAACGGCAACGACATCAAGATTGCCAACACCAACGACCTGAAAATTCAGGTTTTCAACAGTGCTGGCACCATCGTGTTGCCAACCCAGACTGACGTGTTCTCGCTCAAAGGCACCGGAGATGCGGTTGCGTTCGTGATCGCCGACGAAGTGGGCGGCGGCCAGAAGCTGTTTACTTTCGATCTTGGTACGCTAAGCCTGTCGGCCCAATCAGGATTTACCCTGAGCGCCATCAACGGTGAGGTGATCGATTCATTCAGGGTCGCCACTACCGGCAACCTGACCGATTTCGAACACTACAGGATCGACATCGCCGCCCCGCTCGCGGCGGTGCCGGAAACCGCGACATGGGCAATGATGATCCTTGGTTTCTTTGGTATCGGCGGTCTTTCACTGCTGCGAAGGCGCGAAGGCCACGGCTTCCGTCTGGCGTAAGCCAGATGGATAGGCGGGGGGTGCGCTACCTACTCCCATAGATATGCGCACCCTTCGTTTTCCAAGATGAATGGAGGAAGTAAGTGAGTTGGACCAACAGCGATGCCATTCATCGCCACGCCTGCCATGCACACGAAGATTTTCGCGCACTGCGGCAGCGACTGGGTGATGAAGATGATCTTTGGCATTCGATCTCGCATCATCTGCGCCACGCCGTATTCCGCAGCGGGCACGAGGTAGCGAAGCCACGGACCAGTGAGGTGCGCCGCAGTCGTGTGGCGGCGCATCACCGTTAGTGTTCTGGCCTGATTATCCCGGCCAGCACCTTGACCGGGGAAGGCGCAAATGCTTCCCCGGTTTCTTTGAATTGTGTGGTACCATGCCCCCCATGACCGAAATCAAGGGGTGGCTCAGGAACAATTCAGGATTGATTTACTTTCTGATCGCACAGGCCACCCTGTTTGGCGGTCTGGCGTTTTCGGGATGGGGCTACATGGTTCGGCTTGAACAGCGGATGTCTACTTTGGAAATCCGGGGCAGCCCCCATCTTAACGTCATCGATAATCGTTTAACGGTTCTGGAGAGCCAGAGTGCAAACAACAAGGAACGGCTGGACCGGCTGGTGGATATGGCGACAAAGAAATGACAGACCCCAACGCACCGGTTCTTGTCGAGTGGTACACCTATAGACGGATACCACGGCAGCACCATGCCGTCGTCGTCACCGCAGCGCAGGCTGCGTTGTGGCAACAGCAGAGATTGAAAATTTTTATCCACCAGATCGATCCGGAGATAATAAATGAACGAAGATCGAAGGTTGACCGAAAAGGGAGCTAGATTAATCCAGCATTTCGAAAGCTGCCTGCAACCGCACGAAGGAAAATTCAAAGCGTACAGGTGTCCCGCAAATTGCCTGACAATCGGGTGGGGTCACACGAACCATCATGGAAGGCAATTCGATGCATCTACCCGATGGACGGCTGAGGAATGCCACCAAGCATTTCTTGAAGATATGGAAACTTTCGAGCGAGATGTACGCAAGGCTGTCCGCGTCCCTCTCACCGATTATCAGTTCGACGCGCTCGTTTCTTTCACATTTAATGTCGGCTCAGGAGCGCTTAACAAAAGCACGTTGCTCAAGCACGTCAACAACGGAGATTTCGCCGACGCCGCCCGCGAGTTCAAAAAATGGAATAAAGCTGGAGGAAAAGAACTCAAGGGACTGACCCGGCGGCGCAATTCGGAAGCCATCGTATTTTCCGGCCTGTCCGACGACAACTATGATGGCGTAGCCGACGACATGCCACATCTGGTGGACGAACCCGGAACAAAGTGATACCCATGGTACCTCGCAAGGGGTACCATCCATGGCCAACGATACCGGCGATCTGATCGACGCGGCTGATCTTGAAAGCCCGAACCTCAATCCGGCCTACAGCCTCGATCCCACCTACGGGATACGCGCGGTCCCCTTGACCACCAAGCAGGTCTTCCCTGAGACTTCATCCGCGCTGCTGGCACCGCTCTCCACCACCTACACACCGCCGGGAACGCGGGTCGCATCGCTGGCACCGGCCCCCGGCCAGCCGGTCAACCTGATGCAAGGCGCGGACCTGTCGGTATCGCAGCCACGGGTGGCACCGGTCATTCCGGCAGGTTCGATTGCACCGCCGGTATTGCTCGCACAGTCACGCTCGCCGCAACAGCCGGTAATCGGCACGCCATCGGTCACGGCAGCCCCGAATGCACAGGCACCGCAACCGGCACCGTCACCCGGTGATCAGGAAGTCAAGGACAACTGGCGGCGCGACTACAGAAATCCGGATTTCAACCCGGTCGGAAACGAACTGCAAAACAACCTGAACCAAGCACTGAAGCAGGAAAAGGATTTGGTTCAGGACACCGGCAACTGGACCAAGTTCTGGAACAAGTCCATCGCGGACGACGCCGAAACCAAGCTCCCCGCCATTCGGGATAAAATCAAAAGCCTGCGCGAACAGATATCGCAACAGAATACCACGCAGGCTCTCGCCAAGAACCTGCAATTCTTCACGCCGGTCGATGCCCATGCCGACAATGCTGCGGTCATCGAACATGCCGTGGACGAAGTTGCGAACCAAGGCAACATCGGCACCTACATGGCTCTGCAAGCCACGCCGCATGCTGATCGTGTCAAAGGCTACACCGATCAGTTCATGAGCAAGGCAGGCAAGGATGTCGAAAAAGCCGCGCCGCTGTTTCAGAAGCTTGAAGATGCGACGAACCAGAACGATTACGAACGCGCCCGCAACAATCTCCTGAATGGCGCGAAAGATATCAAGAACTCGCAGTTTTTCGGCATGACGCCAAGCAACATCCCGCTCAAGAGGGAAGAGTTCGATAAAAATCTGGCTGAAGGAAACTTCAAAAAAGCATTCCAGATGGTGAACGGCTACAAGCGCCAACAAGCGGATTTGTCGCTGCCGCAAACGCTGTCCGGTCCCGCAGGCGAAGCAGCACTCAATGGCAGCGTGAAGGTAGACGGCACGGTCAGCAACTACGCAAAGCCTGTCAGCATACCTTGGCTGGGCGGTACGCCTGCCGTGAAGTACGAGAACAGCACCAACGATCTCGGGGACTATACTAACAAAGGCAAGTGGAACTCTTGGGGTCTGCCTGAGAAAAAAGAAGCTGCCAAGATGATCAGCGAGAACCCCGAAATAAAAGGCGTTCTCGACCAGAACAACATGGCGGTCAAGTTTCACGAAGCCACTTCCGATCCAAACAACTACAAGGACAGCCAAGGCCGCACTTTGATCGCTGACGCGGCTGCCGGTACGTTCCGCAACATTTCAGAACTGTCGCGTGCTGCCGGTAACATCGGCCTCATTCGTGTCTGGGAACACGAATTGGGGTTGATGGGCAGCACGATGAACAAAATCTACTCCAATTACGGCCAGTACATGAACTGGCTGCATCAACGCGCCAATGGTGAAGATGCTGGCGAGCCGCCTGAGATGGAAGCGAGGACTGACGAATGGTCGCCGGATGTCATCGCAGGCTTCAAGAGAATTGGTAAATTCAATCTCGACAAGAGCAACGAAACGCTGGAGCGGACGCGAGGCGTCATCGACTACATCGGCGCACATGCCGGTAACCCCATGGATGTCGGCTTCAGCAGGCAGGCAACGGAGCATCTGAAGCCAATTCAGGATCAGGCAGAACAAAGTGCCCGTCTTGAAATGGATAAACGCGACCGGATTATCTACAAAGGCCGCTGGTTTGAATTGCCTGATATTCATTCCATACCCGCTGACACTCCCGGTTTTGTGCCCGCAGGGTCTTACGCGAAAAGCATCAATTCGATTGTCGGCAGCCGTTTCCCGCCAATGCCGAATAACACTGCCGGAAACGTAGGCAGACTTACTCCGGACGCTCTGGCTGCTGCTGCACGGGCACGACAACAGCAACCACCATCGCCACCCGCTGCTGTCAGTCCGTTTACCGGCGGTGGCACCAGTCCTTTTCCGTTTGCGCCCAACGCACCGGCTGGCGTGCCTGTTGTACCGCCGCCTGCGCCACAGCGCAGGTCGATGCTGGACATGATCAACCCGATCTCTACGGCGCATGCCGAAGAGGCACCACCGGTCCCGGTTAATCTTCCCGGTTCATGGGGTGTTGGTGGCGGCGCGGCCCCGGCAGCGATGCCACAGCCCGCCGTACCTGCGGCTGTGCAGCCACAAGTCACTCCCGGCTTTGAACCCCAGTCGTACAAGGCTGGTTTGGGCAGGGGTGAGAGCAATAACAACTATGCCGCGCCGCCACCCCGCAACGAGGCTGGTGAACAGCTGTCGAGTGCCAGTGGCAAGTACCAGATGGTTGACAAAACTTGGAACAGAGTGAAGCCACCGGGTGCGACGGCTATGCGCGCGATGGATGCCACACCCGCCCAGCAGGAAGCGGCAAACGATCATCTGATCATAGAAAACTCGAATGCGTTGACGAAAGCCGGTCTGCCGGTCAACAATTTCACGATGTCGGTGGCGCATCAGCTGGGGGCTGGAAAAGGTGGCGCATCGTCACTTTTGACTGCGCCTGATGGCGATACCGCGTTGAAATATGTTGACCGCGAAGCAGCAAAAAATAACCCGAAATTTTTCTGGGAAGGTGGTAACGGCAGGCTGCTGACAGTCGCGGAAAGCAAGGCGAAGTACGCTAGTTTCTACCAGACCGGTGGTGCCGCTTCTCCGAAGCCTTTGGGGGATATGACGCTATCGGAAATGTACAAGGAAGCCAGAGAAAGAAAAGCTGCGGGACTTCCCCAACGCACCGGGGAAGCGGATCGCAGCGGTCTTCAACGCGGATTGCAGCACGCAGCTGCTGATGTCGTTCCTGCGGCGTTGCAGACTGGTGGGCAGATCGTTGGCGGGGCTGTTGGTGGTCCTGCGGGTGCCATGGCCGGTGGCGCTATCGGACGCGCCATTGGCGATCCGGCCAGAGACTATCTTTCCGGCGATCTGGACAAGCAGGATGCTTCCAGTCTGGCTTTGTCAGGTCTTGGGGGTGCTGTTGAAGGCGGTATTCAAAGTCTTCCTGTCGGGGGAGTGACAGGTGGCCTTATTCGTACTGGTGGCGCTTCTGCGGTAGCTGGTTTGACGGACTACCTGCAAACCAATGATCCCAAGCACGCAATCAACAAGGGTATCTCCACGGGGGTTGGTACCGCAGCTGGTGAACTCGCAGGGGCGGGAATTAACAAAGTCGTCGCTCCATATCTGGAAAGGCTGCCTATAGCCGATCATGGTCCGGTAAAGAACGCCGCCGAAGTCATAGCCACGCAAAAAGCGGTGACAATAGACGCAAAGGGAAATCAGGTGGGCAATCCAGCCTACATGACGGCTGAAGGCTACCTGAGAAGCAAGGGCATTGATCCGAAGAGGATTGCCGCCGACTATGAAGCGACAGCCAAGGGATCGACAGAATTTGGTCCTGCCGTCATAAAACGCCCTGCTGAAGCAGCGAGGCTGGATGCTGCCCATGAACTTCAACAGGTGCCGAATGCTGTCGGCGCGGCCCATGCCAATACGCCAATGGGCCAGCGGGCCGGACTGAATGCCCGCATAGGCCGTGACGTAGTAAATCCGGTTGATGCCGTTGTCAGCGACACCAATCCGCACGGCACCATTCCGCGAGGATTTGAAAAAGAAGCAAAAACCGCACAAGACGAGATGTTCAAGCCTTCCACCAATTATGGACAGGCAATCGACAACATGGCTACGGCACGAACACATGTGCTGGAAGAAATACGCAAAACTCAGGAAATACCGCGCGAAGCCGGAAAGGACTACGCTCAACAGGATGCGAGAATAAGAGGTCTCACAGCCATCAGCGATCACATTCGCACGCAGCAGGAAACGATCATCAAGCACACGTTGCCGCCAGCGCAGGCGGATGCCTTGATCGAGCATCTTCATCAGGCGGGCGAGCGTTACGCGAAAGCCATGGACGCTGGCCGCAAGGATATCATAGCGACCATCGCCAAAGGCGGTCCGGAAGGCACCGACGCAAAAAATGCTTTCATGGGAGTTGCCAAGAATGACCCGACTGCGCAACGCTGGATGAATGCGATGGTGGAAGCGGAGAAAAACAAGGGCGGCAAGGGCAGAGACCTTGTTTATATACTGGGGACTACAGCTGTCGGGGTTGGTGCCATTCCTTATATCGGCACTCCTGCCGGTAAAGCCGTAGGTGCTGTTGCTGCTACTGTTGGCCTTTCCAAGCTGAAAAGTCTGTGGGACAACTACATGACCATGAAGGCGGCGGGCAAGATGGTCAATTTTGACCAGCTGGTCAGAAACAATGTCACTCCGTACAAACAAAATATTCAAAGCGCAGCGTCAACGCTTGGCGGTACTGTCGGCGGTGATGTTGGAGATGAACTTGCAAGGAAAAAACCGACTGTGCAAAACCGTGGCGCACGGGTACCGGTGTCGCGATGACATACAATCCTTTCGATCAAACGATGAAGCCACCAAACATCCTGTTTGTAGAAGCAATTTCTGCTGGTCACACCGACAAGGCAGCAGCGGGATTGGCAGGCTGGACGGTCGAAGAAGCTGAAGTGTTTGCAAAGTCCAACGAACGCGATTACCAAGTTGCCGACAACAAGCGGCAGCACACCTACGAGACGTATTTGATGGCGACCGGTCGCGGGGTTGACGTAGCCCGCGTAGCCCTCAAGCAGGAAACCCGGTCTTGGGTGCCCAAGGCGGAACCAATGCCGGTCAAGATACTTGAGGACTACGTTGACTAGGAGTGTAGCCATGGACGATCTCAAAAAGCTGAAACTTAAGGTTTTTGAAGTAGCTGTCATGTACTTCGGTGCAGCGGGCAGAGGACCAAAGTTCATGGAGAAAATTGAAGAGGTTTTTGACGCAGCTGAACAAGGCATGAAAAAGGGAGAAGACCATGGTGGACGTGTCGAAGACTTCACCGCAGGAACAGGCTAGCGGTGATCAATTCAAGAAACAGGACACTAAAGAAGAGATTACTCTCAGGGTGAAAGAACTCAGAGAGCAAATTGACAAGCACCTTGAAGGGAATGACGTTGATCCTGTGCTGGTTGAGCGAATGAACCAGATTTTCAACGATGTCATAGCTGGAATACCACCCGATCCGCAGATACCGATCTATCAGAGAGCCACTATCGCTACGACAATGACAAAACTGAAGGAACAGGCTCAGGCTATTTTTGCCAGCGTCAATTCCAAACCGGAAGTGGGCGAAAGGTTCAGGTCGGTTTTTGAAGAAGCGGAAAAGAAGGCCAAGGAAGAAGACATGAAAAAAGGGACTACGCAGCCCGGTGGGCCGTCGCAGTCCCAAGAACAGTCACGCATCAGGGACCAGAATGAACAAGCCCAGATAATGGCTGAACAAAACGAAGATGATGACGAGGAGGAAGAAGTAGAAGACGAACACGGGAAGAAGAGCAAGCGTAAACGCAGTCGTTAAGCTTCCTCCATCTCTGCGTCACAGTCACCGCAAATCAGTTTTGCGGTGACTTTGGCCCAAGCATTCTGACCGCACTCCGGGCAGACAAATTTGAACTTCGAAGTCTTGCCTTTGGCCTTTTTGACGTTCGGCATGCCGCCGAACAGGCTCATGTCGCGTTTTGCTGCAAACTTCGCATAAGCAGCATCGAACCGGCCACCCTTGACGATCTTGTGGCTGACATAGCGGCCAGTTTCGTTGCCCTCGCCGTCATCCGGCTGCAATCCAATCTTCTTCATCATCGCGGCCCACTGCTTGTTGTGGTAAGCGTTTTTGGGCGGGGTACCATGCTCTTGCTGAAGCTGGTGAACCATTTCGTGCGCCAGCGTACCGAACGTATCGACCGGCTTGCGAACTCGAATGTGGTTGGGGTTCAGGGCAATTTCGTGAACTGTAGTCTTGCTGCCGTTCTGGCCAAACTGATCAGCCCAGAAATAACCAAAGGCACTTCGGTGCCGGTGCAGCAGGATCATGCAGTCTGACAACTTCCCTTCGAACAATTCCTTATTAAAAAAATTGAAGGCTTCGCGCAGTACGTCGTAGGTTTCCATGGGCTTCATAACGATATCTCCGATTGCGATATCGCTACCGTATACAGATTGCGTGGTACCGTCAACAGCTAATCGACAACCAGCAGACATTTTATTGCCGGGGCATACGCCACACGTCCAGACGATAGCGGTATCCCCGTTCGTTCGCTGATGCGGGCGATAGCCCTGACGTGCTTCCCGGCCTTGAACAGTTCGTCTTCTTCGTCAGTGACGGGGATGCGTTTGGCGTTGTTCAGAGCCTCTTCTACCTTCCTGTCCATCGAAAATTCTCCTTTTTGTATACACTGTTACAGGGTAACGTGTATTTATTATCAACCCCAAACGAGGGAACCGAAATGGTTAACATCGTCAATGCAACCGTTCTTGGCGGTGGTTTCCGCCATTATTCGGGACTAGTGCCCATGAACCTTGGCGGGGGTGACCCCCACCACGCTTCGGTCAGGATTTTCCACGTTCCAGCGGCCAACGCGGCTGCAATCTTCCGGGGCGACATCATCGTGTCATCCAGTTCCGCTATCGGCATCCAAGGTGGCGGCGATCTCCCAGCCAACATCAGTGCCCCGTCTGCATCGGTTATCATCGGTGGCGGTGGCGGCAGCGGGCTTGGCAACCAGTCCATGGCAGGCAACGTCACCCGCTGGGTACCCGGCGACGTGGCGGCCACCAGCGTCATCGTAGGCGTCTGCGTCGGCTTCGGCCCCATTACTCTCTACATGGCCAAGAACGGCTTCCAGTACGTCCCTGCGTCCACTGAGGCATGGTTGACGGTCGAGACGGACCCCAACGTCGAGATGTACGCCACCGTGCCCACGGTGCCCGGCACCGCGTTCAATCTCAACCTCATGAGCGGCGCGGACGTGAAGGCCAATGCCGGTCAGCAATCGGCACGCTTCGGCATCTCCGGTGTCTCGCTTGATCCGGCTTTTGCCAACACAGCCACGCTGCCGCTGCGCGTTCTGTCGAGCGGCGAGGAAATTGGCAACGATCCGACTGCGGCGGGCTTCATTGCTAAGGTCACCTTCAACAAGACCCGGCATTTCCGTGGTACAGGTGGGTTCGTCGCGGAGTAACAGACATGGCTGGCGTTGATATCCTTAACCAGTTTCCGAACTCGAAAATGGCTGCGGCTGTTGATTTGGGACAGTCGCGGTTCATGTCGGCTGACATGACAACTGCGGTGACGCCGACACAGAAAACCGGAACGGCCACGCTGACTGGCGTGGCCGGTAACACGTCAACGGCGCAGCTGGGAACATTGTGTGGTCTCACCACCATGTTTTCCACGGTGATGCTCACCATCACAACGTCAGTGGCCGGTGTTACGATCACTCAGGGCGGCGTTGCCACGAAGTATCTGCAAGGTCAGTCGGCAACATTCAACAATGTTTCCACCAGTGCAAACCAGCTTCAGGTTTTCACTGTTACTGGCGACGTAGTGACGATCAATTATGTAGGAACGTAACTGCCATGAACCCCGGTAGCGGCAACCTTGATATTTATCGGGGCGACACCAAGCGTTGGCAGTTCAAGCTATGGTCTGATCTCAAGAGAACTGTGCCTGCTGATCTTTCCGGTGCGATAGCTACTGCCACTATTCGCGACAAGGCAGTTGGCGGCACTTTTCAGTTGCTGCTGACGTGTACCGTATCGTCAAATATCATCGACATGAGTTTGACGGCAACTCAAAGCCGTACTCTGCCAGCAACAGGTGTCTGGGATTTGCAGCTGACTTATCCCAGTGGAGATATCTTTACCGTACTAAGAGGCAACGTAATCGTGACGCAGGATGTTACCCATTCTGATGTTGTGGTCCAACCACTGGCTCGCGTGAAATGAACCAGATCACTTCCATCGACGTATATTTTGACCCGTCAACAGTAAAAGCTGTCGATGTTCATTTTGACCGTGAGATGGTGGAGATTATTGACGGGCTGGCCAACATCGGAGTGAAAGGTGATCCGGGTCCGCAAGGCCCTCAAGGTGTTCAAGGACCGCAAGGTCCGCAAGGCGTGCAAGGTCCGATTGGACCGGCAGGACCAAAGGGTGCCGACAGCACAGTACCGGGACCGGTAGGACCGCAGGGTCCGATAGGCCCGGAAGGTGGACCACCGGGTCCGCAAGGACCGCCCGGCATATCTGTATTGGTCGGGACTACACCGCCTGTCGGTGCGCCAGATAGCAGCTTGTGGTTTGAAAGCGACAGCGGTCTTTCGTTTTTTAAATATAACGACAGTAATTCCACACAATGGGTACCTTTTGGCAGCGGTCCACAAGGACCGCCGGGGCTACAAGGGCCGCCCGGTGCAAGCGGTTCTGGTTCAGGCAATGTCAACGGTCCAGCAACGTCAGTTGTCGATGACATCGCGACTTACGCCAACACCAATGGCAGTTTGCTCAAGGATGGCGGCAAAAAGATTACTGATCTGGCACCGCTGGCTTCACCTGTGTTTACTGGCAATCCAATTGCGCCAACACCGACAGCTGGCGACAACGACACATCAATCGCAACGACAGCGTTCGTCACTACTGCGGTCGCGAATGTTGCTTTGACGCCCGGCCCAGCCGGTCCACAAGGACCGGCTGGGCCAACGGGGCCAACCGGGTTGACTGGCGCACAAGGTCCGCAAGGTATTCCCGGTACGGCGGGTGCTACCGGCGCTACCGGTCCTGCGGGTGCAACTGGTCCTGCCGGTACGACTGATTGGAACGGCATCACTAATAAGCCAACAATTTTTCCGGCTGCGGTCATATCTGCTACGGCTCCTGCCAGTCCGGTTGATGGCAGTTTCTGGTACGAGAACGACAGCGGCATGCTGTTTTTTCGCTACAATGACGGATCATCATCTCAGTGGGTGCAAATCTAAATGGCTGCCTTGGACTTCCCCAACTCTCCAACTCTCAACCAAGTGTATCAGAATTACATTTGGGATGGTGAGAAGTGGCTTCTGGTAGCGCCTGCTGCCGCTGGAGGTTTAACGTTAATCAGCGACACACCCCCATCCATTGCTACAACACCCATAGGTTCAACTTGGTGGGAAAGCGATACCGGGAAACTTTTCATCCTTGTCAACGACGGCAACTCGACGCAATGGGTTCTGATTGGCGCGGTCGGACCCACAGGTCCGCCTTCCACGGTGATCATCGCGGGAGGGCTGTTCTGAAATGGCCTTCTTCGACACCGTTTGGTACTGCAACGCGGGCAACCAGAGCACCACCGGCTACTACGCCGTGCCGTTGCGTCCGCAGAACGCGGCGGTGGTGGCGGGGCAGTTGTGCAGGCAGTTCACCGCGCCAGCGGTTGGCAGCGAGCGGATATTCATCTGCAATACGGCAGGAACGACGGCCAACACTACGGACGCTACGTGGTCGCTGGGACGCGGTGCCGTTACCACGGACGGCACGGCAAAATGGCAGGAAGTAACCGGTCAATGTGCGCTCAACGGTGACGCCACAAACACGCCAACGTGGGCGCAGTATAAAGCTGTAACCAGCACTGCCAGTGCTGGCCAGATCATCAAGCGCAACAACGGTGTCAGTTTCCAGTTATGTACGGCGGCATCGGTCTCTCCGATGGGCGGCTCTGAGCCTGCTTTCAGCGACACGCTTGGGACGACTACAACAGAAGCAAGTGGCACCATTGTCTGGATGTCGTTGGGGCCTATCGGGAGCTGGACCGGAGGTCAGGCTCCGCATGCTCGGCTGGCCAGTGCCTGCGCCGCCACATGGTTCGTGGCGGGCAACACTATCTATGTCGGTGACAACCACGCGGAGAGCCAGACGACGGCCATAACCATTGTGCCCGCGCTGACCCAAGCGACGATGGGCAGGATCATTTGCCATAATCATTCTGGCAGCTATCCACCAACGTCGTCTGATCTGAGAACCACTGCGACAATATCGACGACCGGGGTGGTGAATCTCAGCTTCAATCCTATTGGTGGAACAATTTATGTTTACGGGCTGACATTCATCGCCGGAGTCGGACAATCAGGTGCGGCAAGCGTTATTCTCGGTCCTCAAAATGCTTTCTACTACTTGGACAACTGTATTTTTAAATTAGCCACCACCAATGCCACGTCTGGTATAGTTTTATTTCAGGCCGTTCCGGGGGGCGTTATCTGGAACAACTGTCAAGTCGGGTTTGCTAATGCCGGGCAATATATTCTTGTTGGCATAGCCAATTTTACCTGGGTCAACACTGGACAGGTACTGGCGAGTGGATCGACGGTGCCGACGAATTTATTCAATCAGTCTGCCACCGGCTACTTGAGCAGTGTGATACTTGAGGCGCTTGATCTCAGTCAGGTTACTTCTGTTTTTGGGATGCCAAACGTTTCGCAAGGTAGTTGGGTCGTCAAGGACTGTAAACTCAACGCTTCCGCGACGTTTGCGACTCCGTTGAGCACCGGTCAGACAGTCCAGTACATACGCGCCGACAGCGGCGCCACATCCTACAAGTCCGCGCGCTACGTCTATGAAGGCACTGAAACAACCGAAACTTCAATTACCCGCGTCGGCGGCGCGTCCGATCCTACCGGGCAAGCGCAAAGCCGCAAGATCGTTACCACGGCGAACGCGCAATGGCTGCGACCGTTCAAGGCAGAGCCTTACGCGATCTGGAATGCGGTGACGGGTGCCAACGTCACGGTGACGGTGTGCGGCACGGTGAATGCAGGCGCACTGCCGAACAACGACGACATCTGGCTCGAAGTTGAATATCTTGGATCGAGCGCAACGCCGCTCGGCACCATCGTCACCACCACCAAGTCGAACGTGCTGGCGGCCAATGCGGCGGTAGCGTCGGACGGTTCGACGTGGAATATGCCTGCATTTACGACATGGAACCCTTCTGATCTCCTCGCAATGATTTTGAGTAACAATAACCTGACTGCCACCAACACTGCGGCACCATCCGGGGTACGAGCCAAGGAAGGATTCGCGTCCGGCAAGTACTACTGGGAGGTTACGGTCAGCACTTGGGCTCAGTCTAGTACCTCAGTTGGATTCGGGTTGGCGTCCGCTGCTCTTAGTTCCGGCAACCTTGGTTTTGCGTTTATGTCTCGTCTCGGTACCATCATCGTCAACAACGTCGCTTCGGGTTCGACGCTCGGTGCCCGCACAGCAGGCGATACCATTGGCATCGCGCTCGATGTCGGCAACAACCTCTGTTGGTTCAGGGTCGCTCCGTCGGGCAACTGGAACGGCAGCGGCACCGCCAATCCTGCTACGGGCGTGGGTGGCGTCAGCATCAGCACGATAACCGGCACGCAATTCCCAGCGTTCTGGGCCTCCAATACTGGCGAGGTCGCGACCGCCAATTTTGGCGGCAGCGCGTTCAGCGGTGCGGTGCCGTCCGGGTTTACATCGGGCTGGCCCAGTAGCTGGTCGCCGTTCAAGCTCGCCGCCGTGCTGTCGTCGCCACAGCCGGGGCTTGCCGGATACATCCACGCGCGGGTGAGAGCGGCGAAGCCGTCCACGACTTTCTACATCGACCCTCAAGTGACATTGAGCTAGCACCATGGCATTCGATTTCCCGAACGCGCCAACCGTCGGCCAAGTCTTTCAGGGCTGGATTTGGGATGGCGAAAAGTGGAACAGCAACACGCCCATACCAAGCCCCGCGACTGCGCCCCCGATCATCGACGGCACGGCGGCAGTCGGCACGTCGGTCAAGTATGCGCGCGAGGATCATATCCACCCCTCCGACGCCGCCGCGCAGGCGGTGCGCTACGACACCGCGCAGAGCCTGACATCAGCGCAGCGTTCGCAGGCCCGCGCCAACATCGACGTGACGAAGAAGAATTACGTCATCAACGGTGCGTTTCAGATTAATCAAGGCGGTTATGTTTCCGCTGCTGTGCTTGCCGCTGCTGCGTATGGGCACGACCAATGGAAAGCGGGTGCGGCTGGAGGTGATTATTCCTTCACGCAATCGGCAAGCAGCACCACGATAACGATTGCGGTGGGTAAAACCCTGATACAGCCAATCGAGGATGTCAGGGTTACAGGTGGCGGGAGCTACGTATTGGCGTGGACCGGCACCGCGCAGGCTCGCGCTGGAGTAAATACGTTGACGCCAGCAGGTGCCTATGCAGCCAGTCCTCTGCTGATAACAGGACAGACAGACGGAACGGTGATGTCCGTCGAGTTCAATACGGGCACGCTTGGCAGTGTTTCGCTCACCGAAGGCACCGTAGCGCCGCCGTTTATGGTGCCGGATTACGCCAGCGAACTGGCGGCGTGCAAACGGTACTGGCAGCTAACCAAGTTTTTGACCGGGATCGCCTATTCGACAACAGCGGTTTCAATGTGGGCGTCGCATCCCGGCATGCGTGGTGCTCCGACAGCTGGCGTAGTGGTTGGTGGCTTCGGGATTACCGATGTCTATCTGGGAAATTATAACCAAAGCGCCGCGCATATCGCTGCCTTGTCCAACACCAGCGACGCGGGCACCTACAATCTTGATAATTTCACGGGGCTGACGGCGGGGCGATTTTATATGGCGGTAAACACTGGTGCGGGGTGGCTTGCCCTGAGTGCGAGGCTCTGATGGCAGACTATCAACTCACCATCACTGACAGCATCATCCGCACCGCAGACGGTGCCTGCATTCCCAGCGATCCCGCTAACCGCGACTATGTGGAATATCTTAAGTGGGTCGAGGACGGCGGCGTGCCTGATCCATACGTGCCGCCTGAACTGCCGCCACCGCCACCGCCGACATCGGAGCAACTGGTTTTGTTCGATCACGAAAATCGCCTTCGAACGTTCGAAGGCGAACCACCACTCACCTACGAGGACTTCAGGAATGCCAGCAAAATATGAAGCGATGCGAGACAAGTTCAAGAAAGAAGGCTTAAAGGACAAGCCTGCGAAGAAGAAAGCAGCGAGGATTTTCAATGCCCAAAGGAAAAAAGGCGAAGCCCCGGTCACCCGCAAGGGATAATCGTCTGGCTGACCGGCCCAGTGTAGACACTTACCTTCTGGCCAAGCATTCCGGCTTGTTCCGTCCCGGTCAGCCGTTTATACTGGCGTTCGCCAAGCCAGCCAAAATAAAGGAAAAATCGAAATGACGATATTCAAGAATAGCGTCAACGCCTTCGGTAATAGTGCTGGCGATGACATGAGCAAGCACGTCACTAAATGGTGCGGCCCCAAATCGGCTGGCTTCCCCAAGGGCAAGCTGGATCGCTATCCCAGTCTGGATGTTTCCAGCGGCAACCGCCGTCTGGCCAAGGCCAAAGTCGGCACTGGTGAAGCCGGTACGACATTCCGTAAAGGCGTGAACGCTTTCAGTCGGGGCAAGAAATAAATGTTTTTTCGTCCGGGCGGTTTTGGTGATCGTATCAACGTCCAGTATGACGAAATTTTTTGTGACGCTATCGATGGCGCTACCGGTTGGCTGCCGTGTAACCGGGGCGACTGGTGCGCGGTCAACGTAGCTCGCGCGTCTATTAATTTTCAGTCAGCTGCGTCATCGATGGTGACAAAGGAAGTGACTGCACCGGAAGTCCAAGTCTTGCTGGAGTTGAAATCAATCGGCGGTCAGAAGCATGCGGAAGCATGGCCGATTGACCAGTGGCAGAATGTTGTCGTTGCGACAGGCGTGAGGATACATCGCGCCGGATTTGTTCGACTGCGTATTCTCAACATCAACAACACTGACGGGACCGGTGTTGCGATGGCGCTGCAAGTCACAAGGACTGCTGACACGGGAGCGAACGCATGAGTGGGTTTTCAACCACCCGTTCGAATATCTGGGGCATCGATAACATATCGAAGCAGTATGGTTCGATCCTGCGCGGCTGGGGACCGCCGGTCCCGAAAGCTGGTGTGCTTGGCGATCTCTATATCGACAACCTGACTTATCAGCTGTTTGAAAAACGCGAGGTCAACGACAGGGACGATTGGGGCCACTATCTCTGGGTAGTGCCGTCGCAATACAGAAATTCCATGAAGTGGTTTGGACCAAGCGGGCCTGCCAATACGCTTGGCAGACCCGGTGATTTTTTCCTGCAATGGGCTGGCTACGACAATTACGGCATGCAGCTTAAAATCTGGGGTCCGAAACTCGTATCCGGCTGGCCTGAGAATGGTGAGGGACCGGGCAATACCGGTACCCCGGTTATTGCGGTATCTGATGTTCGTTCAGTTGGATTGATGGATAGCGGTCCGGATGCAAAAGATTTGTCAGGCACCAGATTGTGGGCTGTCGGGCTGATGGACGAATATATTGTTCCGCTATCGGTCACTGCCAATCCGGGCGAGCCTGTGACACCGGTTGGCGTACCAAGCACTGGACAACTGGTTCTCTTGACGACTAACCCCCTCTATACGGTGGAAGACAATCATGTCGTATAACCCTCCAAGCGACTTCGTAGGTCTCTGGCGTGCCGTTTCAGGCGGTGTCGAAAAAGGCGAAATGCCGGGGCTGGATTTTGTGGTGGCAGCACTTAACCGTGCTGGTCTTCTCAGGGTCGTAACTTCTGCGACAGCGCCAGCATCCAATCAAATTGGGACAGCATGGTTTCGACCAGCCAATCCTAGTTTCTCAAGTGAAGGTGCGTTGTTTTTGTGGGATGGTTCCACATACGTTCCGGCGACACCGGAGTTGTTTCATGGCAGCGGCGGCAGCACTGATAGTGGTGGTGGTGGCAACGGAGGAGATGGAGCAGTGGGTACTACAACACTCGTATTTGCGATTACTCAAGAAAGCCAAGTGGCAATAAGTACTAGTGCGTGGGGAGTTGTGCCTCTCACTGCAACGCCACAAGTTGATACGATGGGGGGCTGGGACAACGCTACGAAAAAATTTACACCGAAACAAGCGGGTTACTACGCATTCAATGTTCGTGGTTCTCCCAATACAGGCGGAACATCCGGAGGTATCGCAATTGTTAAAAATGACGATGGTGATCTCTCTAACACTGGACCAGATACTGTTCTTGGAATGGTTAATTCTCAAATATGGACGTGGCAGTCAGTAACTTGCTTCGGACAAATGAATGGGACAACCGACTTCGTTCGCTATTGGGCTTATGGTGCTCAAGGCACTATGCAAAGTACTGGATCAAGTCCGGCTTTTTCTGCACTACTCTTGCCGTAGGAATGACTGATGCTGCTGTTTCCGCCTTGCGGTGCCTTGAGGAAAATCCACGCCGCCATTGATGGCGTGAATTTTCTTTATTGCAGTGAAGGTGACGGCGGCGATGGCGGCGACGGCGGCGATGGCGGCGATGGCAGCGATGGCGCAAATGCTGCTGCGGCTGCGGGTCTTGGTGTCAGCGACAATGCCAACGCTCCCGGTGTTAGCGACAACGCCAGCGAGGATGACACTAGTGGCGAGAGTATCGGTCAGTCCGCACTAAGCGCACAGGCTGACGCGCAAGCGTCCCTGAACGCCATGGCATCGCAGTATGGCGACGTTGGCACTTTAGGACTTGGTGTCGGTAACATCGGCGGTTTCGGTTTTGGACCGTCGATTGGTTCAACCGGAATAAGCGGCACAGGTAACGCTTCGATAGGTGCTGCCCAAGGTACTGATGCCGGTAGTCTTGGAATGGGCTTCGGCAACATCGGTGGTTTCACAAGTGCCAACGAAGGCTTTGGCATTCCCGGCGTAAACCTTGGCTTTGACGATACCGGTGCGCTCAGTCAGGCTACGATCAACTCGCAGGCTGAACAGGACGCTATTAATGCGGTGATGGGTATCGCACCGCCGGGATTGAGCCATAGTACACCGGCATCGCCTTTTGGTACGATTGCGGCACCGCCAACATCAATGGATGCAGAACTAGGTTTGAATGCGATCACTGCACCGCAAGCAACCATACCAAGTCAGATAAGCGTCGATCAAACTGGATTGTTTGGCATTGCTCCGACTGTGAATGCGCCAAGCCCGTTCGGTCAGCAGGCAAGTTTTGCGATAGCTCCGGAAACGAGCGTTCAGGAGAATATGCAAGGATTGCTTGGCATGACCATAGACGAGCAACAGGCTGCGATTGATGCGAAAGATGCAAAGGAAGCAAAGGAAGCACAACAGGAAGAAACATCACCAAAATCTTTTGAACAGCAAGCAATCAACATCGCCATGCAGCAGGCACTAGAGGCGAAAGATGTCATTGATGGCATTCTTGGGGTGCCAGCAACACCGCAAGCAACGCCTACGGCACCACCAGCAAGTCCATCAATCGCTGCCGTCACCGGATTTAATAACGCGCCGTTCGGCAGTTTCGCACCGGCACCGGCTAACATCGGGCTGAACGTACCCGCACCGCCGCCAGCACCACCTGCCAGCATGACCGCTACCGGTTTCAGTCCAAGCCCTCCCGGCGTTGTTGGTGTTGCACCTCCCGGCATGACTGCTACCGGTTTCAGTCCAAGCCCTCCCGGCACCGTAGGTGTTCCCGGTACGCCGGGCTTCACCGGTCTTGGCGT